AGCCGGCGGTAATAATATCGATCATGGCGCAACCCTCATTCTGATGGAATGAACGCGCGCCATATGGCGCCGCGCTTCTGCGATTGCCTGCTGCACCATGTCGGGGAAGTAGTGGCATATAACGACGTTCTGCCCCTTGGTCGCGCGCATGATGCTGCAATTACGATTCATCGGGTCCGGGTCGCGGTGTGATGTGTAGAACTCGCGAACCGTTTTGTACGCGCACCCGCCGAGAACGTCGGCGCCGATTTCTTCCAGATGCTCGGGGTCGTCGCCGAAATAAACCGCGACCTTGGCAATGAACCATTCGACTCGGCGTTCGCGCACCGCGTCAATGTCCTCTTGAAACTCGAATGAGTCCGCCGGGTCCATGTCTTCCGGTGTGACTTCAAGCGTGACTCGAAAATTTGGCGTGTCGAATGTCCAGACTGTTTCCCATTCTCGCGACATTTGGTTATCTCCGCTTCTAGGGTTGTGGTGGCCAAGTCTGGCGCCGACATGCGGCGCCAGCCTAGGCAATCACACCGCAAGAGCATTTCGCCCGGCATTGGTGATAGCGCCCGACTTGTTCAACAAACCGCGCGCGATTAGCGCGGTCTTGGTTTCGTCATAGACCGCGCGCGACATTCCCGCGCGTTCGGCATATTCGAGCCGATACGATGATTTGTAGGTGTCGATAATTTCCAAGGTGCTGCGCTCTTGCGCGGTCAGCGTGATAGCGGCGCCGGCCGGAAGCATCTTCACGACGTCGGCAGGGTGGATGTAGAACGTCAAGCCCATGTCTTTACCGGAAAACATGGAATGCCGAACGACCGCGATTCCCGGTTCGAGTTTGACCGGCTTATCCGCGCGCTTGTCCCATGGTGCAGCCTGATGATTGACGGGCTCGATTGCCGCGCCGTCAGCAAGGCGCACAATTAGGTAAGTCTCGCGACTACCGCCGGCCCATAAGCCAGCGTCGGCGGGTATCGACCATGATTCAGTGACAACGGCCTTAAATTGCTTGCCGCTATAGGTGCCGCGCAAGTGTGACGGGACTTGTTCGGGGTCAAGATAGATCGTTTTCATAGGCGGATTATCTCCCGTGTGGGTTAGGAACCTAGCGTTCCACACTGGCAGCGCGCGCGCTGCCAGCCTGCAAAGCTAGGCGCGGTGCGCAACGAATCCCGTGGCCTTCAATGCGCGCATAGCCTCGCGGCGATTTGGGTAATCCCTTGTCGCGCTTTCGCATGCGGCTTTGACGTTGGCGGGCGCCGACTCGTCATTCTCTCCGGTATATGCCGCGACATGGAGTCCGACCCATTGCTCTCCGGGATTCGTCATTATCTGGGCGCTAACCGGCCAGCCATGAATCTTGCCATCAATCAATGTGTCCATGGTCAGGCCCCCACACGATAAAGGGCGCCGCACGTCACGGCAGGGTGCCGCGACCAAGTGAGCGCAACCGCCCATGTCGTGCCGTGCAATTCCACACGGCGATAGTAGAGCGAGGCAAGGGCGCCGCCGCTCGAATAGATGCACCCCGAAAACAACTCGATTGCGAGACTCCCGACAAGGGGGATTCGTCGTGTGGCAAGTGAGTCCATGTCACTCCCCCTTATCGGCTTTGGTGAGTGCGGCGCGGGCCAAATCGATAGTCCGCTGCAGGCTGGCATCTGTGCCGTCCCCATGGATCAATTCATGGCAAGCCGCATACAACTCTTCTGCGGCGCCGCGCTTAAGGGAGAGAATGCGGTCAGCTTCGCGGGCTTCGGCATTGGCACGTAGTTTCGCCTCATAGGCCGCCTTGGCCGCCGCGAACAACAGGCAACCTAGCGCCATGTCCCGCGCGCGGCGGATCATGTCGACGTTTCGCGGTTTTGTGCTGTCGAGTTGCCGCGTATTGAAGTCTCCCGGCCCGCGATGCTTCACGCCATGCGGCGGGTTTTTGTAGAGGACCGTTCCCCGTTCGAACGGAAGCTCGGGCGCATTTTTGCACCAAATATGGTAGCGCGCGCCGTCCGCTTCCCACCCTAGGGAAATGGTCGCGTTGAATGCGCTGTACTCGCCTAGCTCTACGTTTGTGACGTCGGCAGTTTTGAATTTGGTCATAGGGCTATCTCCGATCAGATGATTGAGAGAGTCCACGCCAGCGCATAGCCAGCGAGGAATGAGAGGGAAAGGCGAGTCATGGCTGAGTCCCCTCGCCCTTGGCCATGGCGTCATGTATCGCGGTCCGAAGCGCGAAAACAGCCTGCCAGTATTCATCGGCGGGGAACATCTTGCCGCGCGCTATCGCGGTCAGCATCGACTCAGCGGTGCGAGCCGCTTCCAGAAGAGTCGGGCGGTTTGTGACGGGGTGGGGCATGGTCAGCGCGCCCCTGGCTTGTACGATTGCAGCATTTCCATGGGGTACATGTTGCGGATTGTGCGCAACGTGCCCCATTGCTCACGCCAATCATTCAGCCATGCCTCAATCAGGCGGGCCTTCCACTTGCGCCCATGTTCTGCGGCGTAAGCGTCAAGAGCGGCGCAATGCTCGGGGGAATAGGTGGGCTTCATGGCGGGTTATCTCCGGTATCGGGTTATCGAGGTAGGTAGAATAAGGCCCAATGGTCCTACATTGCAATGGGGTATTTGAATCAATTTCATCGCTGAGAGTAGGCCGAAACCATCGTTTCCCCAGGGGCGCCCAGGATTGCGCTGCAGCGTCCTTTCCCGCACCCCATGGCAGGGTAGGGGCATCCCTGGAACGATCCCGTAGCGCCCTACCTGGGGGCACGATTCCCAGAATGACGGGAGGGGCAGTCACCATGCCCACCCTGCACCCCAAGCATAGAGGGGTGACTCCTCTCACACGGACTGCAGTCCCCCTACCGGGAGGGTGCGGTGTGGCAGCCAGGACGGCGCAAGAATGTTGCGCGAAAAAAAAAGAGGGGAATTAACACAAGGGGTATGTGGAATAGACCCGTATCGGGTCGAAAAATCCCCCGGTAGCATGGACTCGAGCGGTCAAAAACCCTACAGCCTGGCCGGGGCATTCCCAAGCCCTTGATATTGCACGGGTTTCCTGGGTGGATACAGGGAACCCCCCGTCCTGGGGGCGGTAGTGCTTTGGCGGTTAAATCAGGAATGATAGGTATATCAAGGGGTTACGCTCACGTTTTCCCCTCCCCCAGGAAAACAGGGGGCATTTACCCTCATGTATTGCGACTAAAGAGCGCGCTAAGCCATTGATATGACGGGGCAGGCGTTTCCGGGTGCCGTGATTCGGCCGACCCCCAACCTACCGCTATCCATCTCCGAGCTGATGCCCCTTTGGCGCTTTCCCCTCCCCGTGGGGCGCGGCTGGCGCTCTGTCCGGGTCCCATCCAGGCCGCCGGCTGGCGTGCTGGCGCGGGGCCTCCTGGGGCGGGCTGGCGTCTCGTCTGGGGCCTCCGGTGCGGTATTGTGATTTGCGTCCATTCACAGAGACTGTGCAAAATCCCCGGGCTAGTATCACAGTGGCTGTGAATTATGACCCCTCAAGAGCTAAATCAGGCGCTCGATATGCTGGGCTGGTCGAAGGGCGATCTGGCCGAGCGGCTCAATGTTCACCGCAACACGGTGTCGAATTGGGGCCGGCGCGTGCCGGGGTATGTGGCGGCCTATGTCATGCTGGCGCTCAAGGTGCGGCGGCTGGCGGCGGCTCTGTCGGAACTGTAGGAGGGCGGTGATGAGCTGGAACTATCGGGTGATCCGCGGGGGCGACCCTGGCGGCGTCTACTACGCGATTCACGAAGTCTACTACGACGCGGATGGCGAGCCGAATGGCTGGTGCGAGGCTGACGCTCTTGCCGATACTCGGGACGATCTGTTCTCTGTCCTGGAGCGGATGAACGAGGCGGCGAAGAAGCCGGTGCTGGAGGTCCGCGAGGGCAAGCTGGTCGAGGTCGAGCCGGCGATAGGGGGGCTGTGATGTTCAGCGCCAAGAAACTGATCGCCAACCTGCGCCCGCAGATCGGCGTGGGCAGCTACCAAGCCGAATGGGCGTATGAGTTGATCGCGAACACGGCCTACGCCCAGGCGCTCCAGGATTTGACGCTGGCAACAGCCGAGGCCGGCGACGAGACGATTGCACGGCTTCTGCGGCACGCGCTTTCCGATCAGGAGGCGCGGGCACTGGCCGACCAGATCATCATCCTGCGCGCCGCGGTGCGCGGTCATGACGCTCGCGTGAGCGAGCTGCTGGAGGCGAACAATCGCGAGGTCGAGCGGCGGCGCGCGGCCGAGGCGGCGCTTCGGCAGTTGCGCGGGGACTGATCGCCGGCCCGCAGTTCATGGTGCAGTGGCCGTCGTGGCAGTCGCCGCACGGGGTCTGACGGCGCTTCCCGAAATCGATGGGGGTCATCCCCGCAGCCCGTAGCAGATGAGGATCGTCGTCGCGAGCAAGGCGAAGACGAACCAGCCGATGCGGTCGGCGTCGCCGTCGTGCCGGACGTTGCGATAGGCGATGCCGCGGGCCAGGAGGCCGCACACGGCGGCGCCGAACAGGGCGGCCAGCCAGATCATTTGTCCTCCATGTCCCGGAGCTGGCGCTCCATCTGGCGCAGGCGCGCGTCAAGATCGGCCTGATGCTGTTCGGCGGCGCGGCGCTTCTGGCGCTGTTCGTAGTCATGGCGCCAGGAGCCGCCGCCGAGCTTGGCCGCGATCTGCCGCATCCCGTCCGTGGCGATCATCGCCTTGAGGAAGCCCTTGAAGCTCAGCGGTCAGTCCTCTGGCGGTTGCTCGCCGTGCATCGGGCAGTTCGCGGCGCCCGGGCAATGGCCGGGCATGTCGGGATACCCGCACAGGCAGCGCGTTGCCCAGCGGCGGCGGCGGCGTTCGTAAAAGGCATCGCGGCGGGCGTCCCCGTCATCATCGCGCTCGCTCATGGCTCAAGCCGCTCGCTGCGCTTGGGCGCTTTCGTCTCACCCAGAATGTATTCGACGTCGACCACATCGCCATCGGCGAGCTTGTCGAAATTCTGATCGATGAAGTGATGGCCGTAGCGCCACGTCCGGTCACTCCAATGATAGGGATTGGCGCTGGCCATGCGCTCGCCGGTCAGGTGCGTGATCATCACGGAATTTCCGTTGACGGGATAGCCGCACCGCAGATGCAGGTAATAGGCTTGCGTGCGGTCCGCGGCGGACAGCTTGATCGCCAGCACCGGAATCATCGTGTGCTTGTCGCGCAATTCGAGAATCTTGGTTTCCATCATGCCCCCCGGTCAGTTACGCGGTTCCCATGGCCGCTCGATCTTCATCCGGTCAAACCACACCTGGGCCTCTTGCTCGGTCTTCACGATCTCCATCGTCAGAATGACGCAACGGTGATCGCCCCATTGCGGGTGGCCTTGCGTCATCACGGCAAGCAGACCGCGGCCCTTCGGATCATCGCCGATAGTCAGATAGAGATAATCCTTGGCCATCATGCCCCCCGGATATTGGTGCCGGCCGCAGGATTCGAACCCGCGTGAGACTGCTTACAAAGCAGTTGCCTTGCCTCTCGGCCAGACCGGCGTAAACCTACCTAGCACGGCGCCATTTCCACCACCACTCGGAGCCGCGCCAGCCGTATGAGAGATCGGGCACCAATTCGTGCGTCACCGGATCGTCGCGCACATCGATTGTATAGCCCTTGGCCTTGATCCACTCCCAGACTTCGCGCGTCGTTTTGAACAGCATCCATTTGAGGATCGGCGCCGTCTCGATCACGCGGCCCTTGTGCGTGATCAAGCCGGCGCAGAAGTGCGGCGCGGTGATCTGGACGAGCTTCATTTATCCGGCCTTTCCATTTCGGGGGCCAAGATACGGCGCACCGGATCAATCTCAAACCAACCGGGCCACGTCAGGCAGTGCGCGCAGAGCTTCGGCTCCAGCGGTGCACGCTTGATCGCGCGGTAGATCGTGCGCTTGCACTCGACGCACACGAAAACCTCACCGTGATCATTTTCCATGGTCGTCCTCATCGAGGCTCTTTGCGAGGTTTTCGCGCGACCAGCCCGCCCGAATCAGATTCGCCAGCTCATTCATCGCCTGGGGCGCCGGCACGCCCTCATAGAGCGTCAACATCGCCGGGTCTTCCAACATCTGCGCGATCATCTCGCCGACAAGAATACCGGATTCGATCTGCGCGTCCCGGATCGCTTCTTCGAGAAACGACCGCGCGTTGGGTGTGAGCCTGGGATCGATATCGTTCATAGCTTCGCCTTCAAGTAGACCGCGATTGCGAACATGACTCCCGTGATCAGGATGGCAACGCCATCGAGGGTGCGGCGGGGGAGGTAGAGGCAGGCAAAGCCGAACGCCAAGCCTGTCACCACCTGTAGGATTTCAGCGAGCACCGCAGTCGTGCTCATGGCGGCGGCTCCGCAATCATCACTTCGGGGAACTCGCCGTTCTCCAGCCGCAGCATGCCGTTCACGCTTGCGCGCGCGACAATATCCGCAGCCTGATGATAGTTGTAACGCCCGGCCTCGCGCAGCGAGCGCGTATAGCCCATCGATCCGGGCTTCCACCAAGCGCCGTGTTCGTTCGACCAGATCAGATAGAGGGGATCAGGCATTGCCGGATTTCTGGTGCTGGGCGAGGCGGGCGCTGAGTTCTTTTGCGAAGCGCTCCAGCTCGTCGTTGATCTGGTCCATGCGCTTGAGATCGCGCCGGGTGGGCTCCGCGCCCGGCTCCATAATCGTCATCATGCTGGCAAACAAATGCTGCGCGCCCGCGAAGAACGCCATCTGCATTTCGCGGAGTTGGTCATCAGGCGCATCCGAGTTGATCGCGAACTTGCGCAGGCTCAGCCAGCCCGCCTCGATCAGCAAGCCCCTGTCGACCGCCTCGCGCGTCAGATGGTCAAGCCATAGGGCAAGTTTTTTCGGGTCTTTCTTTTCGTTCATTTACGCTTCCTCGTCGTCGGGAGTTTGGATTTCGTGCGCCGCGCGGTGAACTCTTCGATGAAGATTTTTAAGCCGGCGGCCATGGTCGCGTCGGGGCAGTTGAAAACATCATCATCGATCCAGCCGCCCTTGCGCGCCGCCACAACGATGAGCTGACCGAGGCGAAGCTCGGGCGCCAATAGGGATGCTCGGCAAAGTTCGGGCAGCATATCCGTGAGATCAACAAATCGCGTGACCGGGACATGCGTCACTCGCAGGGCCACGTTCTCGCCGCGGGCATGTGCCGCCGCTTCTTTGAGGCCCGCGATGATTTTCTTGCCGCTCATCGTTGATCTTCCATGAAAGTGTGGCAGCGCGCGCAGTAGCGATTCGTCACGTCATTGGCGTTCCAGCTCTTGACGCGGCACGGCTGAAACTCGATGGCGCGGCCGTTGTCCGTGATCTTGTAGCTGCGGGGCTGTTCGGGGCTGCACCCGCCGGCCGCCATCTGCATGCGCGCGCGGAACTCGGCGAAGGTGCCGATGCGCTGATGCACCCAGATGCCGAGCGGCAGGAACACGACGTTGAAGCCCGAGCCGCAATTCTCGCTGGTGCAGTAGAGATTTGTCGCCGCCCCACCCCGCGGGCCGACAAACCAAGCCGAGCCGCCGCAGTCAGGACACTCCAGGCGCGCGAGCCGAAGCTGATCGATGTCGGGGATGTCGCAGAAGACGTTGAGCATACGGGTCATGGCTATATCCAGGTTTCGAGGACGCAAGGGTCATCGTCGGGCGTGCGGCCGATGCAGGCGAAGCCATCGCAAATCAACATCTCGCGGATCGATGCCAGCGTGCCCGGCGTGCGCTCGCCGACGACGCAGCGAAGCGAGATCGGCGCGAAGCCGCCACGGATGGCGGCCCATTGCCGCGCGACATAGCGGTTCGGGTGGTCCGATGGGCTGTCATAGATCAGCCAAACGGTCAGCAATACCTTAGCCTGCATAGAAAGCAGCCCCCTGCGCCGAAAAGCTAGCACAGCACCCGGCATGCGAGCTATCCCCTTGAATACGTTTTCCACAGCCGGTTGTTTCACGGGGAACACCCGTCCTACTTCGCCGTTCTGATCGGCCCTATTTCTCGGCGGATGCTTCGCGCGCGCCCGATGCCATGCTACGTTTGCGCGCTGAGCAATGTAGGACGGAGTCGGTTGTGGGCCGAAAGAAGGTCATCAAAATCCCGCCGAGCCTGGAGGCCAACACCGAGCGCGCCATGCGTCTCGGGGCCGATGATTTCGCGGCGATCCCCGCCAATGTCTGGCTACCGCCGACGATCCGCGGTGAGAAGCCCCGCGTCGTCGAGGAGGTCGCCTTTGTGTCGGCACCCCCGAGCGTGCGCGAGAACATCGTGCGCATCCACGCGAATTGCGATCCCATCGGATTTCTGGTCGCGGTCGCCAACGGCCAGCCGATTGCGTGCTTTTCCGTCGGCAAGAACGGCGAGATCAACACCCACTACGAATTTCCCGACCTGGAAATGCGCGTCAAGGTCATGCGCCATCTTGCCGACCGCATCCTGCCCAAGATGTCGCTCGCACTGCGCAAGGGCCTGGGGCCGGACGAAGACGAGAGCGGCGACCGCTCGCGCTCCAAGGCCATCATCGAGCGCGCGGCCGAGCGGTCGGACGAGGGGGGCTGATGGATTGGGGACTAATTTTCGCGGCCGGGATGTTCGCCCTCTACATCCTGCCCACCGTCGAGATCATTTTCGACAAGCCGCCGGCAGATCGGCCCTATCGCCGTCACGCGGCGTCCATCCTGCTGGCGATGCAGTTTCTCGCCATGGCGGTCATTATCGAGCGCGCGCTGGGGTAGCCATGGGACTGCAATGGCTTTTCGAGCAATTCGCCGGCAAGTGCCACTACTGCACGCGGCCGATGACGCTTGAGCGCCATCAGCCGAACTCGATCACACGCGATCACGCCATCCCCAAGTCGCGCGGCGGCCATGGCGTTCGCAACAACGTCGTGGCGGCCTGCTGGCGCTGCAACAACGTCAAGAGCGACATGACGGCGCGGGAGTTCATCGCCATGTGGGGCGGGCGCTGGCATGAGCTGCCCGAGGCTCGGCCGGGCCAATTCTACAATGACGGGAAGCGCTATCGGCGCCGGGTGATGCGGATCATCACGCTCGCGGATCAGAAAGCGGTGACGTTGGCCGAAGTCTGGCCCAAGGAGTCGCCATGAGGCTCGACAGCCGCACCAACAGCCGCGCTCATCTGTTTTGCGTGCGCGTGCGCGGCGCCAAAGAGCTGCTTGAGGGCTGTATCTGGGCCGACGATCAGACGGGCGAATATGCCATTTACCGGACGATGGATGGCCGCCCGGTCCGCGATCATTTCGGGAATGCGGTGATCGACGTGAAAAGCGCCGAGCTGGAGCTGCGGTTTATCCATTGGGGCGAGTGGCGTGCATGAGCCGGCTCGAAAAAGCGCTCAAATTCTGGTCGAAGAATCCGGTCGAGGCGATCAAGGACTGGTTCAACGTCACGCCCGAGGACTATCAGGCCGAAATACTGCTGGACGTTTTTGTCCGCGACAAAGACCGTATCGCCGCCAAGTCGGCGCATGGCGTCGGCAAGACGACGGTGCTCTCTTGGGCCGGATGGCTCTATCTCAACACCCGCATCAACAGCCGCGTGGTGGCGACGGCGCCCACGCAAAGCCAGCTTTTCGACGCCCTCTGGCCCGAATACGCCAAATGGCACCAAGAGCTGCCCGACGAGCTGCGCGATCAGTGGCATATCTCGGCCGGGCACATTCGCAACAAGACGAACCCGAAGGTGTGGTTTGCGGTCGCGCGCACGTCCAACAAGCCTGAGAATCTACAGGGCTTCCATTGCCAACACATCATGGTGCAGGTCGACGAGGCTAGCGCCGTCGCCCAGCCCGTGTTCGAGGTCATCGAGGGCATTCTCTCATCCGCCGATGACCAGAAGGGTGCGAATGCCGAGGAAACCAAGCTGCTGCTGACCGGCAATCCGAACTTCACGACCGGCGAGCTGTATCACGCCTTCCACAAGAACCGCGATCTCTACACCCGCTACACGATCTCGGGCGACACGAAGCTGCCGAGCGATCCCAACGGCGGGACGATCTATCTCAGCTCCCGCGTCAAAAAGAAATACCGCGAAACCATCGCCAAGAAATACGGTGACGACTCAGCCGTCTATGACGTGCGCGTGCGCGGCGTGTTCCCGCGCCAGGACGATACGAAGGTGATCCCCTTCGCCTGGGCCGAGGCGGCGCAATATGTTCACCTACCGCTGTTCGACGACAAGGCCGACCCCATCACGCTGGTTATGGACGTGGCCCGCTTCGGCGGCGATGAAACCGTGTTGTCGGTGTTCCGGGGCGGCCATCAGATCGCCATGAAGACGTGGCCCAAGACCTCAACCGAACAATGCGCCGATATCCTCTATGACGAGCACGAATATTGGAAATCGCGCCGCATCCCGATTGAGCGCACCGTGATCGATGAGCCCGGTGTTGGTGGTGGCGTGGTGGATGCCGCACGGCGCCGCGGCCTGCCGATCACGCCATACCATGGCGGCGAAAGCCTCCAGAAGGATCGCGACCCGGACGAGGACGTCCGCATGTTCGCCAACCGCCGCAGTCGGGACTGGTGGAGTCTTCGCCGCCGGCTGGAGCGCGGCGACATTCGGCTTTTGCAGGACGAAACGCTGATCAATCAGCTCGCATCCGTCGAGTTCTATTACAACGAAAAAGAAAAAATCCAGGTCGAATCGAAAAAGGACTTGAGGGACCGTCTGGGCGATGACGCCTCGCCAGATAGGGCCGATACCGTGGTAATGGCCCTAGCTCCGTGGTACACCTACGTCCCGGCCGGCAATAACGTTTCCGAGGATGACGTGATCTACGGTGAGGACCGGCCGCGCCCCGAGCTGGAGTTGTGGTGATGGCGTCCTTGCGCGAGTTCGCGTCTCTTGCTGTCGATTTCCTGCGCCCGAAGCGCGAGGCGGCACGCCCCGCCGGGCGCCCCGCATCCGTCGAGCGCGAGATCACCGAGATTGCGACCGGCGACTCGCTCGTGTCGATGGCGCCGCTATCGCCCAACCGGGTCGAGATTCGCAACCCCGACGATCTGATCCGCCGGCACAAGTTCAAAATCTATCGCGATATGCGCTTTGACGATCAGGTCAAGCTCGCGCTCCGCTTCAAGAAAATTCTGGTCTACGGCCGCGCCTGGGACGTGAAGGCCGCCAGCAAGGACGCGCGCGATCTGGAGATCGCCGCGTTCGTGCGCGCCAACATGGAAGCGGCCGGCTTCAAAAAGCTGGTGCGCAATTCGCTGACCGCGTTCGATTTCGGGTTTTCGTGCGGCGAGATTCTTTGGGAGGTCGGCCTATACGAGGGCCAGCGCGCCGTGCTGTTGAAGGGCGTCAAGCACCGCGACCCGGATTCGATTCGGATCATCGTCACCAAGGGCGGCGATATCGTCGGCTTCGAACAGTGGACGGATTTCGGGAAGAAGATCGATATCCCGCCCGAGAAGATGTTTCATTTCGCCTATCAAGCCGAGTTCGACAATCACTATGGCACGTCCGATCTGCGCGCCTGCTACCGCAATTGGTGGGCGAAGAAGTTTTTGATTCAATTCTGGTCGGTGTTTCTGGAGCGCCTGGGCGCACCCATGACGCTTGCCAAATACCCGCAGGGCGCCGCCTACGAGCTGAAAGAGACGATCAAGAACATCCTGCGCGGCCTCTCGTCCAAGACCGAAGTCATGGTGCCGCAGGGCGTCGAGATCGAAGTGATTGAGTCCACGAAGGCGGCGAAGGGCGATTTCGACGCCGCGATCAAGTATCACGACTCGGCGATTGGCCGCGCGATCCTGATGCCCGGCCTGCTGGGGGCCTCGGATCACCAGGGCCGCGGCGCGGAATCGCAGTCGCGCCTACAGCTCCGCTCGCTGTTCAAGGACGCCGACGAAAACGGCAACGAGCTGCTGGCCGAGTTGCATCGCCAGATCGTCAAACCGCTGGTCGACTACAATTTCGCCATCGAAAACGACGCCTATCCCACGGTCGTCTTGCAGGATTACGGCGAGTTCGAAGCGGTCGAGATCGCCGATGCCATCCGGCAACTCTTCAATGTCGGCGTGCTCGACATGGATCAGGCGGACGTGAACTACACCCGCAAGATTCTCGGCATGCCGATCCGCGGCGAGGATGACGACGAGGATGAGGTTTTGCGTCCGCAGCCTGCACCGCTGCCGCAGTCCGGCATGGGGGCGGGCGCTGACGGTGGTGCAGGCGGCCCCACGGGTACGGGCAACACGAAGGCAGAGAAATGACCACGATCCCGAACGTCGAGCTGTTCGCCACCGGCATCTGGAAAGGGTCCGGCGGTTCAACGGCCGTCACGGACTCCGATCTCGATCAGATCGTCGCGTCCTACACCGAACTCGGCAAGACACCGGGCTTTCAGCCGTTCTTGAAGCTCGGCCACGCCGAAAGCCAACGGTTCTTTGGGCAGCGCAAGGGCGCTCCGAATCTCGGCTTTGTCGAAAACATCCGCCGCGCCGGCAACAAGATCGTGGGCGATTTTGTCAACGTGCCCCAAGCGCTTGTTGACCTGATTCGCAATCGGCGCTACAACTCTGTCTCTATAGAGCTGTATCCGTCCTACGAATTTGGCGGCAAACTCTATCATAACGTCCTCTACGCCGTTGCGTTGCTCGGGGCCGAGTTGCCCGCGGTGAAGGGACTCAAAGAACTAGCTTCAAGCCTCTTCGAAGATGACCCGTTCGAAGGGGGCAAAGGCGAAACCACCCTGTTCGAGGAATGTCTGATGACCACATTCACCCAGGAACAGCTCGATACGCTGGTAGGCGCGGCCCGCACTCAGGAGCGCACGGCGGTCACGACGCAGTTTCAGGAACAGGTGAACACGCTGACCCGCGAGCGTGACGAGGCGCGCGGCGAGCGCGACCGCTCGCAGGGCGCACTCCGCACCTTCGAAAGCGACCAGCACCGCCGCGAGTGCGAGCGGATGGTCGACGAGGCGATCAAGGATGGCAAGCTGCTGCCCAAGCAGAAAGTTCAGGCTCTCGCGTTCGCGATGGCCATGCCGGGCAAGATCAAGTTCGGTGACAAGGAAGAGGATGGCGCCAAGGCGTTCGCCGACTTCCTCAAGAGCATGGGCAAGGCGGTCGATACCTCGCAGCGCTCGGCCGGCGGCGGCAACGAACGCCGCGAGTTCTCGTCTGCCGGCGATGAGGTCGATCAGAAGGCCCAGACGCTCGTCACCGAGGGCAAGGCCAAGACCTACGCCGAGGCCCGTCAGGTGATTCTCAAGTCCGACCCGGACCTCAAGGTCCGCTACTTCAACGGGGAATGAGCGATGGGCTTCCAGAAAAGCGTTGAGTCCGAGTCGTTCATCGCGAACAGCGATCTCTCGGCCGCCAAGCACCGCATCGTCGAACTGCATTCGACCGCCGGCAAGTGCGAGATCGCGGCGCTGGGCGAGGGCTACGGTGTCCTGCAGAACGAGCCCAAGTCGGGCGAGCACGCCACGGTCGCGAAGGGCGGCATCGCGCGCATCCAGGTCGGTACCGGCGGCGTTTCCATCGGCGGCTACGTGACGGCAGCGGCCTCGGGCTACGGCCTCGCTGTCCTGTCCGGTCAGGCCGCGGTGCGCAAGGTCATCGGCCGCGCGCTGACCGCAGCGGCGTCGGGCATGACCGCAGATGTCGATCTGAATTACCGCTTCACGTTCCAGGCGTCTGGCGGCGCCATCTAGTCCGGGAGCCCCTTAAATGACCACTTCCGCCCCTGCAACTGGCCGCGAGCTGCATATCGACGTGCCTCTGTCGAATGTGGTCGTCGGGCGGCGTCCCGAGGGCTTCATCGCGGATCGCCTGCTGCCGATCACGCCGGTCGATAAGCAGTCGGACATCTACTACAAGTTCCGCTATCGCGAGTGGTTCCGCCACGAGGTCAACATCACGCACCGCGCCCCCGGCACCGAGCCGAAGCAGGTTGCGATGACCGTCACGTCGGATACCTACTACGCCAAGAACTTCGCCCTCGCCGCCGGCTGGCCGGTCGAGGACGTGGTGAACGCCGATGCGGTTCTCCAGTGGGCCGAGTCCAACGCGCTGTTCCTGATGGACCGGCTGATGATGGACTACGAGATGCGCATCGCCACCCTGGCGGTGAACACGTCCAACGTCCGCACGGTCGCGACGATCAGCTCGGCGTGGTCCGATCCGGTCAACTCGCGCCCGCTCGACGATCTCTTCACCTGGAAGGAAAACTTCCGCCGCGCGACCGGCAAGCGCCCGAACACGCTGATCCTGCCCGAACAGGTGATGACCTTCCTCAATCGCAACGACCAAATCCGCGACATCCTGTTCGGTGATCGCGGCGGCCTTGCGACCGCCGAACAGATCGCCGCCATCGTCGGCGTGCGTCAGGTGCTCGTCCCGGAATCGCTGGTCAACACCGCGACCGAGATGGCCACCACGCTCGGCTCGGGCACGCTCTCGGATGTCTGGGGTCCGCACATCTACTTCGCCAGCATCGACACGCTCCAGGGCATGATGACCGATACGTGGCTCAATGCCTTCCGCTGGACCTCGCCCCTCTTCAACACGCCGCTGGCGGTGATCCGTCACCCCTTCGACACGAAGAAGAAGCGCTATGACATCGAAGTGTCCTACTACCAGGACGAAAAGGTCGTCTCGTCCGACCTCGCGCTCCGCTTGATGGACGTGGTTTCGCTCTAAGCCTGATCCCGGGTGCCGTCATAGGGCCGGTTCGAAAGGACCGGCCCTTTTGATTCCGATTTTATTTTGCGACTCGTCCTATGTTGCTGTTACGCTCGGGGCGCCCGCGGGTGCCGGCGGGGGATATCAAAGTCCTCCCCCCGACTTGCCCTCGCCGGCTTCATACCTGGGGGTTTAATGGAAATCGTGATTGTTGCCGGCGGCATGCCGTTCGGCCCTGATACGTTGGATCATTTTTCGCTGGGCGGTTCCGAAACAGCGGCCCAGCAGATCGCCAAGGCGCTCAAGGCGCGCGATCATCTCGTCACCGTCTTTTGCAATCTCCCGCCGGCCGGTCGGCCCGACTTCCATCAGTCGGGAGCCTTGGGCTCGGACAAGGTGCGCTACGTCCAGATGGAGGCTTACGAGCCCTTCATCACGTCGACGGAAGTTGACCTTCTGATCGTCAGCCGCGATCCGACCAAGATCAACCTGCCGCACCAAGCCCGCAAGGCGGTCCTCTGGATGCACGACCTCGCCACCCATGAGTTCATGGGGGGCGCACTCCCTCATATGGCGTGGTGCTTCGATGAAATCTGGGCCGTCTCCGAGTTCCACCGGCAGCAGATTCATCAGGTGACGGGCTACCCGCTCCGCTGCATCCGCGCCACGCGCAACGGCATCGTCAAGGTCGACGTGCTCGAAACCGAGCGCCTGGACAATCAACTGCTGTACGCCGCGCGCCCCGAGCGCGGGCTTGAGCATCTGGTGCGGCCGGACGGCATCATGTCGCGCCTGCCCGAGTTCAACCTCAAAGTCTGCATGTACGCCAATTTCCCGGAGCACATGCGGGGCTACTACACCGCGCTCAATGAATGGGCCAGCCGCCTGCCGAATGTCGAGATTCTGGGGTCAAAGACGCAGACCGAAATGCGGCAGTTGATTCATGACTCCGCGGCCTATGTCTACCCGACCAGCTTTGAGGAAACGAGCTGCATCCTCACTCGCGAGTGCATCGAGCAAAAGACCCCCTTCATCACGACGCGGGCGGGCGCGCTGATCGACAGCCTGGGCGATTGCGGTGTGTACGTCGATGGCCTGCCAGAGCTGGGCAAGACCAATGACGAGTTCTATCAAGCCTTCGCCGACACGGTGAAGTCGATCCTCGGCAGCGAAGGGGCGATGCGCGAGATCGTCGCCAACATGAATGCGCGCGACGATCTCTATTGGGATCAGGTCGCCGCGGAGTGGGAGAGCTGGGCAACGGCCGCCGAGCCGCAGCTCTACTCGAAAATCCGCTCGATGATCGAAGACTCCGACATCGTGCCGGCGATTGCGCTGATGGGTTCGGCCTTCGAAGGCGCCTGGACGCTGGGCGTAGAAGCCTTGGGCCAGCAGCTTGAAAAGCTCTATCCCTACCTGCACGGCAAGGAGTCGTTCGCCGACTATTACGAGCGGTATTTCAAGCGTGAGGACGAAAAGGGCGCGCGCCACAAGCCCGACATGGATGGCAATAGCCGGTTCGAAGCCATCGCGCGCGAGATCGCCGCACTGCCGGACGGCTCGGCGATCCTCGATTACGGCTGCGCCGAGGGCGTGATCATCCTGGGGCTCGCGAAGCGCTTCCCGAACAAGTCTTTCTGCGGGGTGGATTTCGCGGCCAGCAACATCGAGCTGTGCCGGAAGTACGCCGAGGAAGATGGACTCAAGAACGTCTATTTCGCCGTGGGCAGCAGCGACGATTGGCCGCCCGAGGCGATGCCGCCGGTCAACGGGTATTTCGATGCGGCGATTTGCTCGGAAGTCCTGGAGCACGTCGAGAAGCCTTGGGAGCTGGCGACGTTCGTGGAGTCGAAGGTCACGGCGGGCGGCCGGGTCATCATCACCGTGCCGGCGGGGCCGTGGGAAGCGACCGGGCTCTACGACAAGGATCAGTGGTTCTGGCGCGCGCATATCTGGCACATCAACAAGTGGATGCTGCGCAAGATGTTCGCCGACAAGGCGACCTGCAACATGTCGAGTCTGGCCAACGGGCATTTCCAGGACATGCGCGCTATCGGCCATACCGTCTTTGCCTACGAGGCCGATCACAAGCCGGTGCATGCGGTCGATCCGCTCGAAAAGGCCGAAGCCCATCGCGCGCGCCACACGCTCGGGGCCGCGATCATCGCCATGAACTCGCAGGCGACGATCCTCAAGACGCTGGACTCAATTGGCCGCGTGTGCAGCCAGATCAACGTCGCTCTCGGACCGTCGACCGATCAGACAGAGCAACTGACCAAGACCTGGGCAAAAGAACACCCGTGGTGCGAGGTCAGCATCATCCCGGTTCCGAAGATCGAGCCGGGCGCGTTCGGCTTCGATGACGCCCGCAACCGCAGCATCGCCGGGCTCGATACTGATTGGATTCTCTGGATCGACACGGACGAATACTTGTCGCTGCCCGAGAACGTCCTCAAATATCTTCGCTCGTCTGCGGTCGAATCTTACGCGGTTCATCAGCATCACTTTGCCTGCGATCCCCGCGGCGCCCCTCCCCAGATCGACAAGCCGGCGCGGATTTTCCGCAATCATCACACCTTCAAGTTCTATGGGAAGGTGCATGAGCACGCCGAGGTTTCGTTTAACGGCGGTCCTGGGTTCTGCCACCTGATCATGGACGCCGACATAGGACATATCGGCTACGAGAACGAGGCGGTGCGCCGGCTGCGCTTCAACCGGAATTTCCCGCTGCTGGAATGGGATCGTCAGGTCTACCCCGAGCGCAAGCTGGGCCATTATTTGTGGATGCGCGACATCATTCATAGGATGCGCTACTATATCGAGATCGGGCAGGTGCCGGTGGCACGCCAACTTGCACAGGACGCTATCGACTTTTACGAAGGCCACTGGCAAGACCTCGATGCGTTCGGCAGCGCCGCCGGGCAGTCGCTCGGCTACCTGACCGAGGCGCGGGCGTTCCTGGGGCAGGGGCTTGAGCTGCAAACCGTCCTGCGGTCCAACGGCCGCGAGATGGCGATCACAGGGCGGTTCCATACGGTAGATGAGTTGACGCGGCTGCTGGCGAAGGTGTTACAGCCCGAGATCGACCGGAACAACAGCAAGTATTTGCGGTAGAGACATGTCCTACGCGACCATCGATAACGTCATCAACCGCTACAAGCCCATCCAGACGATGATCGGGGTGGGCTCGTATCAGGTGACGTCTGCCGAGGTGGCGTCCAGCTTCATCGCGGATGCCGAGTCGTTCATCGATGCCTATCTCGCCGCCCGCTACGTGGTGCCGGTCCCTGCCACGCCTCTCGTCACCCAGCTCGCCTCCGATCTCGCCGTCTTCAACATGGCGGTCGAGAAACTGCCGGAAGTGCCGGACTTCATGCAGGCGCGCTATGACCGCTGCCTGAAAACCCTGGAGATGCTGCGCGACGGCAAGATGTTCTTGTCGAGCGCCACCGTCACCACGTCGGGCGACCAAGAGGCGTGGTCGACGACGCAAGACTATCATCCCGTGTTCTCGCCGGTCCTCGATCCCATCGACCAAGCGGCCGACATCGACCGGGTTGAAGCCGATCAGGATGCGCGCTCCGATGACGGCATTCCCGAGCTGACCTGATGGCCGTTACCGTCGTCGGCCTGGATAACCTACGCGGCGCACTCAGCGAGCTGGAGGTTGCTTTCGGCGACGGCGCGCGGGGGCGCCGGCAATTGCTGACCCGCCTCACGCGCGCGTTCCGTGACGCGACGCGCAACAACATCAGCCGCCAATCGGGCAACGGCGTGAGCTGGAAACGGCTGTCCAACTGGACCGTCGCCAAGACCGGGCGGCGCAAGGCGCTCATCACGCTGCGCGACCGGATCAAAACCCAAGTCAATAAGAACGCGGGCATTGTGTATTTCGAACAGGACCACCCGCGTTGGAACCTGACGATGCACCACAAGGGGTTTACGTCGCGGGCCGTCAAGGGCAAGCGCATGTCGATTCCGATCCGCTTCCCCGCCATCAATATCGCCGGCCGGACGCGCAACCTCGTTTCGACCAACGACGCGCTCGGCTCCCGGCTGGTGATCACCAAGCGTAAGGCGTCCGTGATCCCGCCGCGCCCGGTCTGGCCCGAGGGCAAAGAGGCAGGGCAGCTCGTCAACAAGGGGCTGCAGGACTACCTCGCCTTTGTCCGCCGGCAGATCACCTTGGGGAGGCGGTCCTCATGATCGACTTTGACGGCGTTGGTGAGACGATTACGACTCGAATCCGCGACACCGTAACGGGATTCAAATCGGTCCATTATGAGGCCGACGAACGCGATTTCCATTTCGCCAACATGCCCATGTGCAATGTCGAAATCGAGTCGCAAGACCCGTCGATCCGCGCCGGCCAGGATTACGTGACCGAGACGACCTACCTTGTCCGGGTGGTCACGTTCGATCTCTCGTCCTACAAGGCGGCCTCGCTGTTGCGCTCAAGCCTTTTGAAATCCACCCAAAATGCCGTGCGCGCGAGTCCTTTGCTTCATGTGGATTTGGAGAGTATAGTCCTGGGGCCAGCAGTGTTTTCGAAGGCGATAGACGAAAAGACGGGCGCCTGGGAGTGCTGGGCGGCGTTCCAAGTCCGGTGTATCGCCTACTCGGATAGGAGCTAGAGACAATGCCGAGCGGTTCCGGCGGTCAAATCGCCTTTTACAAGTCCTCGTCGCTCTACGTCGCGGTCGGCTCAACTGACCGCTGGACGAATTTTGTGTCCGAGAGCATCGAGCACAATCTCGAAGAGCTGGAAGAGGGCGCGATCACCGGCCGCTTCGACGCGCCCCCCTCGCACAAGGGCATCGACTTCGCCCAAGGCGACATCGTTTTCGAGCCGAACCCCAACGCCATCGGCAACCCGATGATGGGGCTCTATGGCACGCTGACGACCTCGCTGTTGTGCGCCGCCGGCTCGACCGGCGCCAACTCCGGGAGCCACGCCGGCCACGCGGCCTACTGGCATCAGTTCACCCCCCGCACATCGGCTTTTGACGAGTTCTCGTTTCAAGAGCCGTGGGGGATCATGGTCTATAAGGATGTCGGCTCTGCCTTCATGGCCGAGGGCGCCATCTTCACCGGCCTGGAAATGGCCTTCCCCGCCGGCCAGCTCGTCGGCGCCACCGCCAACATCATGGCGCGCAAGGTCAGCCGCAAGGCGCGCATCGCCGCGGTGCAGTCGCTCGTGTCCTCGGGCGGGCGCCCGTGGGTGTGGGATATGGCCTCGGTGCAGGTTTCGTCTGGCGTGACCGGCTCCAATTCGCTCGTCGCCAATACGAATTTTGAGTCCATCTCGGTCAACTTCCAGGCCGCGCATGAGGGCGTTGTCCTCCTGGACGGCAACAAGAACTATGCCGAGTTCCAGCGCAACGACTTCCGCCGCGTCGAGATCAGCGGCACGCTGTCGTTCCGCAACCAGCAGGAATATGACGCCTTTGTCGCCTACGAAAGCCGCTTCCTGCGGATCACGGCGCGCAACGTCAATTCGCAAATCCTGCTGGGCAACGTCGCCTCGGCCTTCTACTACACCGTCACGCTCAATATCCCGTCCATGAAGTTCCTGTCGTGGTCGGCGCCGATCACCGGCCCGAACCGGATCATCGCGAATTTCCGCGCCAAGGCCGAATACAGCGAGACGGACGGCTATATGATCCGCGCTGAGCTGATCAACGTCACGTCTGGCTACTAGTCCGATCATCAATCCGGGGGCATGGAGATAATCCGCCATGAGATTTCATGCGTGTGCAGTTCTCCAAGTGCGTGGCCTACGTTCCTGATTGGAACGACAACAAGGCGCTACCGGAAGCGGAGCGCGTCACTACCAAGCTGAATGTCCTGGCGATGGGCGACCTTCTGTTGCTCATGGACACGTTTCAGAAGCAAGGCATCGAGGGCAAGGTCGACAGCGACTCCCTCGCCAGCGTCAATCTCAGCCCCATCCTGAATCAGGTCGGGACGCTGGTCCCGAAATACTGCCAGATCAGCGGCCTGTCCTGGGAGGATGGGAGCCCCGTCTCGGCGGATGACGTCGCCTCGGTCCCGAACTTCCTTCATCTCGCGGCCGAGCTGCTGATGAAGCTCGCCGAGATTTCGACGCCATCCGAGGCCGACGAAAAAAACTTGAACGCGCCGCGGAGCTAGGGGCAGACCCGCTCGGCGCGACCCTTGTCAGCCGCCTCGATACGTCGCAACGGACCTGCGTTTTTTATCTATCCTGGTTCTCCCGGCTCTACCGCCAGGGGGAAGCAGGGTTCTACAGCTACCAAACCCCTGATAACCGCCCTATAATCTCGCAGGACGCATATTTCTGGCGGGCCTTGGAAATTATCTGTTCCCGCCGAAATGTCCTGCTTGAGCGGCAGCGGAGTCGGTAATGGCGATTTTTGACGTCGGCATCATCATCACGGCGCTCAATCGAGCCGCCGCGCCGCTGCGCGACGTCAACCGCCAGCTCGTCACCATGGAGCGCAACGCCCAGCGCGCGCACCGCGGCATGCGCGCCATTGACGTGGTGCTCGCCGGCATCGCCACCGGCACCGCCACGGCGCTGGTCAAGAAGCTCGTCGAGGTCGCGGCCGAGACTGAGAATTTGCGCCTGCGCTTCGGCGTGCTGTTCCGCGACGTCGACCGCGGCGTCAGCGTCTTCAAGCAGCTCCAGCAGGCTTTCGAGCGCTCGCCCATCGACATCAACGCCACCGCCGATGCGTTCGTGCGCCTCAAATCCGCCGGCATCGACGCGGCGTTTGAGTCCACCAAAGCGCTCACGGATGCCGTGGTCGCGTTCGGCGGCTCGACGAACGAGTTCAAGCGCGCCAGCCTCGCCTTGGGACAGATCGCCGGCAAGGGCACGCTGCAGATGGAAGAGTTGCGGCAGCAGTTGGGCGAGGCCGTGCCCACCGCGGCGCGCATTCTCGCCGACGAACTCGGCATCTCGACCGCCAAGCTGTTCCAGCAAATCTCCCGGGGCCAAATCGACGCGACCACCGCGCTTGAGAATCTGCGCCGCGGCTTCGAAAAGAACTTCGGCGGCATCACGGACACCCTCGGCCGCGGCCTGACGGGCACGATGCAGCGCATCCGCAACGTCGTGACGCAGACCATCGACCGCATTTTCAACGATACGAGCCTGGGTACCAAGCTGGCCATCGTCTTCGACCGCATCGCGGATGCGATCAAGCGCTGGGGCGAGAGCATCACGGAAGCGGACATTGACCGCTTCTTTGTGATGCTGACGAATTTCGCGCGCGTGGCCGAGGGCGTGTTGCGCGCACTCTATGACATCGGTCGCGCGCTCCTGGCGGTCGCCAATGCGGTTGCGGCCGTCATCGGCGTGACCGGCGCCGAAGTCCTGACCTATGGCATCGTCGGCCTGCTGTTTTTTGGCAAGGCCGGGTTCATCATCGGCACTGCCATCGGCGTTGCGGTCAAGGTGGCCGATGCGTTCAATGGCGCCGTCGTCAAAATGGGCGGCGCGGTCAAGACCCTGTTGGATCGTTTCGGCGCGGCGGCCGAGTTCGGCCTCATCGGCGGGCTGCTGCTGGGGCCGCAGGGCTTCATCATCGCTACCGTCGTCGCCTACGTGCTTGACGGCCTGCTATCGGCGATCCGCGACTTTGTGCTGACGGCGGCGAAGATCGTTGGCGCATCCGATTTCGCGAAGGATGTCGAAGACCTGTTCGGCAAGTCGGGCTCGTCGCTCCTGAAAAAGTCGCTCGACGATATTCACGGCGCGATTGGCGGGCTCTGGAGTGAAAGCGCGAATCGGGGGTCGCTGACCGATAGCCTGATCGGGACGCCCGAAGAGATCGCCGAGCGCAAGAAGTCCATCGCCGACACGATCAAGGCTGTCCGCGAACAGCAGACCAAGATCGAACTCAGCGTTGCCGGCGAGAACGCGGCCACCCAGCTCGGGCGGCTGGAGGATCGCATTCAGCAAACACTGGCCGGGTCGATCTCGCTGCCGTTCGAGTCCACGGTCGAGAATTTCCGCAACGATCTTAAGGAGATCGACAATCTCATTGCGGCGGAACGACGCCGGCTCGCGGATGCGATCTCGAATTTCGGCGAAACCGATCCGATCTTTGCGAAACTTGCGGCGGGCGTCGCCGACCTCGAAGCCATGCGGGAGGCTGCGCAAGGGCTGGTCGCCGCCTTCCGAGCCTCGGAACTCAAAAAGTTTGCCGACGAATTGCAGCGCGATCTTGGCCGCGTGCAAGATCAGCTCACCACCATCAACCACGACCTCATCGGCGACGAGGCCGGCGAGGCGATTGCGCGGATCAACCAGCAGTTTAACGAGCGCGGGCGCGAGCTGCAAAAGCAGGTCGACCAAGCCGCCCGGCTTGTCGCGCTCGACGGGTCGCGCCAGAAGATTCTCGATAGCGCGAACGCGGCCGTTGCCGACAACAACCGCCTGCGCGAGAAGTCCATCGAGATTCAGAAGCGGCTCAATGATCTGATCGTCGAACGCAAGGGGCTTGAGTCCAAGGCCGCCGTCCTGCAGTCCGATGCCGAGCTGCGCGATCTGTCGCGGCGCTTCCGAGAGGGCTTCGCCGCGGCGTTCTCCAGCGACTTTGTTGACGAGGCCGAGCGGCTGCAAGACGAGTTTGGCGCCAAGATCATCCAGCTCAATTTGGATATCAACAAGCTGTTGCAGGCTCGGGAAAAGGCGAGCGAGACAGACAAGCGCCTCATCGACGAACAGATCGGTGCCATCGAACGGCTGCGCGAGAAATATGGCGAGCTGCGCGGGCGCGTGGATGCGTTCGCGCTCGTGACCGAAGAGACGATGCGCAAGGTCGGGCAGGCGATCACGGACTCGCTTGTCGACGCCATCGACGGGTTTGTTTCCGGCACCAAGTCGGCGAAAGATGTGCTCAATGACTTCTACCGCACGGCCAACAAGCTGGCGATTGAGTACCTGTTGAACCTCGCCAAGATCGAATTGCAGCAGAAGGCAATCGGGACGGCGGGCAGCAGTGCCGGCAGCGGGGGCGGCGGGGCGGGCTTCTTCGGCATGCTTGCCGGCCTGTTTAGCGGCGGCGCCGGCAGCGGCGCTGCGGCGGGCTCGGCGACCGGCATTGATATGAGCGCTGGCTTTCTGGGCGCGGTCGCGCGCGGCGGCGCGTTCCGCGGCCGTGTCAAGCCGTTCGCCAGTGGCGGCATCGTCAACGGTCCCATGATGTTCGGGCTGATGGGCGAGGCCGGCGAGGAAGCCATCATGCCGCTCGGGCGCGACCGGCGCGGCCGGCTGGGCGTGCGCGGCGGCGGCGGCGATCAGTTCCATATCAACATCACAGCGGTCGACGGGCCGGGCGTGCGCGATCTCTTCATGCGCGAGGGCTCGGCGCTGGTCGAATCGCTCACCCATCGTATGCGCCTCAATCGCGGGATGCGCACCACATGAGCGCCAACACGCTTCGCATCTGGCCGGTGTCCCCGGTCCCGGCTGACCTCACGGCCAATCCGAAATGGAATGAGTCCGTGCAGCGCTATGACTCGGGCGCGCGTCAGGGCTCGACCCCCTACGTCAAGCCGCTCTACACCTACGGGGTCGGCCTCCAGAACATGCCGCTGTCCAAGGCGCAGAGCCTTCATGCCTTCTACAACACGCACCGCGCGACCGCCTTCCCCTGGCTGTTCAAAGACCCCTATCGCAACCGCGTCAATTCGACCGTGTGCGTTCGCACGGGCACGAACCCGGCGTCCTTCTACGTCTATACCGTTGACAGCTTTTCGGTGATCCCGGAAAGCGGCTCGATCCTGATCACGTCGGCCCTGTCGGGCGCGCTGACGCAAGGATCGCACTACATCCTCAATCAGGACAACGGGATCGTCGTCGCGAGCTTGCGGCCGACATCGGCGGATTATTGGACGGCATCGTGCTCGTATTTCAAAAAGGTGGCATTCTCGCAGGAATACGGCGAAACCTCGCGCCTCTGGGAAAACTTTTCCGGCCGCGTCGAATTTGAGGAATTGCTCTGATGCGTACCGTGACCGGCGCACAGAGCGCGTTTTACACCGCGCTCCAAGCGGAAAAGATGGAGCTGTGCGAGCTGATCGAAATCACGACGCGCACGGGCACCTATCGCTACACAACCGCCAATCAGGCGCTCGTCAGCTCGGGCTCGATCTATGATCCGTTCCCCGGCTTGAATGCGCAGGGCGTCGAGGAAAGCACCGATCTTGGTATCGGCAATATCGCGTTCCAGATGGCCAATAGCGGGACGCTGCCCGGCGAGCTGACGAACGCGCAGGCACTTGAGCACGCGAGCATCGCTGCCTATCGCGTCTTCACGAATAGTCCCGATCTCGGGCGCTTGTATTATTTCGATGGCAATCTGGCCGACTACATCGTTAACCGCGCCGAGATCGGCGGCCAGATTCGCAACCGGCTGAGCGGCAATCAAAACTGGCCCTATTACAGCTACCAAGATAATTGCGCGTGGCGCTTTGGCTCGACCGGCTGCGGGATCAATACCAGCTCGTTCACCACGGCGACGAGCCTGATTGTCAGCTCCAGCACGCGCAACATCATCCTCGCGACCAGCGGCGCACTCATCAACTCGTTCAACTTGAACGCTTTGCAGATGGGCCGCGCGACGATCACAAGCGGCGTCAACTCCGGGCAGGCGCGCGCGATTTTTGCCAACACGGGCGATCAGATCACCCTCTCCCATGCGCTGCCGTTCTCGCATGACGTGGCCGGCGTGACGTTCCAATTCACCCGCCCGTGCCGCAAGCGCTTCCTGACCGATTGCGTCAGCGTGTTCAACAACAGCTCGGCGCATCTCGGCTTCCAGTGGATTCCGAAGGAGGCGTTCTGATGGACGCCATCCTGTCGCAAAAAGTCGCGGACGAGGCTGTGACCTGGGAGGGCACACCCTATCATCACAAAGGCCGCGTGAAGAACGTCGGCGTCGATTGCGGCGGCTTCATCTATTGCGTCTACGCGCAATTCTTGAATCTCAAGCCGTTCCCCGACTACTACGCCGAGGATTGGGCGCTGCATGGTGGCAGCGAGGAAATCTATCTCGACTTCATCGGCGATTACGTCGTGCAGTCGATGCGGCCGGTGGTCGGGGGACTTGTGCTGTTTCAGTACGGCCGGCGCTTCGCGCACGGGGCCATTTACCTGCCGAATGATCGCTACATCCACGCCTGGGGCCGCACCGGGTTCGGGTGCGTGCAGATCAGCCGGCGCGGGTTCTTTTCTACGAATGACGGGCGTCCGCGTGCCGCCAAGTTTTTCGACGTGGTGATCTGATGGCCCAGGCCCTTCCCGTTGCCGGCTATGTCATCGGCTCGTATTTCGGGCCGGTGGGGGCTGCGGTCGGCTACCTCATCGGTAGCTGGGCGATGGCTGCGCTCACAAAAAAGAAAAACGAGATTTTCGATCCGGGCGTTCAAGAGCTGCCGCGCATCACGTCGGCGCTGCGCGGCGCCACTATGCCGGTATTGTTCGGCACGAATCGCGTGCCCGCCAACGTCGTGTTGGAACGGAACTTCACCGCGATCCGCCAGGAAACGACCGAGGGCGGCGGCGGCAAGGGCGGCGGGTCCGGCGGCGGCAAGGGCGGCGGCGGCATCACCAATGCCAGCTACATCTACAAGATGGACTTGATCTATCACCTGGGCATGGTGCCGGAAGCCTACCAGCTTTTCCGCGGCTGGGTTGGGCAGACGCGCATCAGCCCGCTGAGCATCTATGCCATCACCCAGCAGACGGATTCACCGGCCGCGCAATTCAATCACGACCCCGCGGACGCTTCGATTGAGTTCGAACAGGGCGTGTACTTCCCCGGCGATCACCCGGAAGATTCGCAGTGGTCGCATCTGACGAGCCTCGTGGGCGCTCCCGTCCGCTGGCCGGGGACGGCCTGGGTTGGCTTCAAGCAGCTCGGGATCGGCTCGGAGCCTGTTCGCCCGCAGTTCTCGTTTGAGATCGGACCGGGCGGTCAGCTCGCATTGAACAGCGGCATCATCGGCTATAACGAGGTCAATTCCATCAGCGATTGGGTGACGACGAGCGCGCGGCAGGTCAGCAATTACGGTTATGTGATTGGCAATATCGGCTCAACCTGGACGGCGATTTCTGTCAGCACTGGCGCGCTCGTCTGGGATATGACGACCGCCGAGTTCAACACCGCTATCGTCGCGCATACCGGCGCAAGCGCCTCACTGAGCGGCATCCATTGGGGCGGGATGCTGCCGGGCGGCGAGTATTTCGTCGCGGTGTACGTCGAGTTTGTGTCCGGCACCGTTCGCCATGACTGGTATTGCCTCTTCCAGCTTAACGCCGCGAGCGACCCCACGATTATTTCAGCCGTCAAATTCAGCAACCTCGATTACAGTGCGGAGTCTTTCAACTTCATCACCGATACGAATTATCACTTCGATATCGCCGGGGCTAAAACTTATGACGATCCCGTCATCTGCTGGGCCGAGGGGCGGCATTTTATCCAGATGCCCTCGGTCAATTCATGGATTAGCCGCGACCTCGAAACGCTGAATGACGGCAACGTCTGTCAAGCCTCGCAGTCCTCAATCTTCGGTTCGAATTGGGGCAACATGGACGGTGCCCGCGATTCGAGCTGGTGCTGGCTCGCCCCTGTGATCAACCCCACAAGTGGGGTCGCGACCACGCGCGCCTATTATTATGTGAACAAAGACATCGTTCAAAAGAGCCCTACCGCGGTCGATCAAAATTCGTATGTGCAAAACAATCTGGTCGGCGTGTACCCAGACGGGGCAATCATCTATCAGGACTTCGGCGTGCTGATCGATCCCGTCATCTGGTCGGATATCGGGGAATGGGGCGGCACGATCAACGGCCAGACTCCCGGCGCGCTGATCGCCAACGCTGATTTTGTGGACGCGCAGGGCGACACGGCATTCCCGTTCGATGACGCCTACGAGAACCTTGACGGCTCAACGCCGCAAACCGGGATCAACGATTACGATACGCGCCCGTCGTTTCAGAAAATCCCTGGCGGCGTGGCGTCGGGCGCCTATCTCGCGATCTTCTGCTTGCAGTATCAGACTGAAACAAACACGACGCCGACCGGCGAATTTGTGCGCGCGCGCGCGTTCATCTACAACCCGCTCACCGCAAAATATGTCGAGTATGCTGACGCGGACGGATCGACCTTCGATCCGGTGGCGGATGCCGGCGTGGTGCCCGGTGATCGCTACAATGAGGTTTGGGGTCCGCATTGGGCGGCTGTTGATTTCAGCACCAATAGGCTGATCCGCGTCACCACCTTCGATGGGACCGGCGTTCTCAATGATACGTTTGTCGTCTCGACCTTCGGCGACATCGAGATCACCACGGGCGATGATGTCACGCCGCCCTATATCATTCGGCAAATCCTGGTGAACTCGCTGTTCGGCGTGTACGCGGGGCAAACGAGCCTGATCGACGAAACCAGCTACGACAACGCACATAATTATTGCGTCGATGAGGGGATCAAGATTTCGGCGCAGTATCGCCGCGAAGAGAATTGGAAGGATCACGTCGAGCTGCTGCTGGCCACATATGGCGGCTATCTCGTCTACTCTGGCGGCAAGTTCAAGTTCGGGTTCTCCAGCGCCACGGGCGTCACGGGCGCCGGCTCGTCGGTCCGCACCATTGACAATGATCATCTGCTGATCACCGAAAAGGGAAAGCCGCCGGTCGATGTCCAGAAGGCCGCGCGCGAGGACACCTATAATCGCGTGCGCGTCAACTTCTTCGACCGCTCGCTCGACTATGCCCAGAACCAAGTTGAAGAGAACGATGAGGTTGACCAGGACTTGAGCGGGACCATTCGCATGCGCGAGTTCCCGCCCGTGTTTGTCATGGCCGAGACGCTGGCGCGCAAGATCACGCTGCGCACACTCTGGACCAATCTCTATATCGGCGACACCTACACGTTCAAGGTCGGCCCGAAGGATCACGATCTTGAGCCCGGCGATGTGGTGACGCTCGTCGACAGCCATTGGCCCGATCTGCGCGGCGGCCAGAAGTGCCGCATCGTCAAGTGGAAGGAAAGCAAACGGCTGGAGTTCGACGTCACCGCCATTCAAGAGATCGATACGTTTCTGACGGCGACGACATCAGTGGCGGCCACGCCGGACATTTCGAGCCGCAACTATGCGCAGCCGGCCACGCTGCCGTGGTACAGCCGCGCCTACGAGCTGCCCCAGGAATATCAGACCGAGCCGACCCTGTACGTCGGCTGGGTGCCGTCCGGCAAGAACTATGGCGCGCGTCTCTATGTCTCGGCGGATGGCACCACCTACGCCCCGGCGATCAGCGTCGAGCCCTATCCGATTGCTGGCCGCATCATCACCACGCTGGCCGCAGATGAGCGGCGGACTTTCGAGGAAAATGTCGAGATCGTGCTGTTCCCGACGAGCCTCTACACGGTGACAAGCCCGAACTTCGCCTTCAATGAAACCATCAACGAGGTCGGCATTGACGCGATGCACATTGGCGCCGGCCTGATCTGGGTTGGCTCCGAAATGCTGGCCTACTACGGTCGCACGCTGGTTTCGCAGAACCGCTATCGCTTTACGCGCGTGTACCGCGGCTGGGGCGGGACTCATATCCAGGCCCACAATTCCGGCGATTTCTTCTGGCGGCACGGCGGCGGCATCTTCACGCAGCCGTACAACGAGGACAAGATCGGCACCACGATCTATTACAAGGTCGTGCCCTACAATGAGAGCGGTGCCGAATACGAGGTCACGTCCATCGCGGCCAATAGCTATCAGATTCAGGGGCGCTACTACCGGCCCCAGGTCGCCAACGGCTTCGAATACGTCGATAGTGCTGGCGTCGGGCAGCGCAGCAGCTATAAGCATGCGGTCGGGTCTACGGTTGATATCGCCGTGCAGTGGCGCGACAGCGCGCGGATGGCGGGCCATGGCGCGCAGGGCTTCGGGATCGGGGCCGGCGGCTTCGGCCGCTTCGCTACAGATACTCTGTCGCATGCGTGGCGTGTCGAGATCGTCGGCAGTGGCGGCGTCGTTGTGCGCTCGCTGGCCATCAGCGCGACCAGCTACACATACCCCCAATCGCAGAACGTTGCAGATAACGGCGCTTGGCGCGGCAATATCGCCGTGAAGCTGACGCCGTTCGGCACCTGGGGCGATGCAACCCGGACGAAGGTCATCAGCCTGGAGCTTTTCCAATGAGCTTTTCATTCGACAACGAGCTTGAGTTGCAAGACGAAGGCGGCGCGGATTGGGATGCCGCGCTCCGCTCGAACTTCCAAATTCAAGAACGCGGGTTCCATCTCAAGGGCACTGCGGGGGCCGGCATTTCCAGCGGGCAAATCTGCCTGATGAACTCGGCCGGCTTCATCATGCCCTATGATTCCCGCTCGCTATCGCTGCGCTGGCCGCACTGCATGGCCTACAAGAATGTGTCGAGCGGCGCCGAAGCGATCTTTGTCCGCGAGGGCATTGTCCGGTCGATGGCCGTATGGTCTGGGAAGCTGACCCGCGGCGAGCCGGTCTTTGTGGCGCCGAACTCGCTTGGCTTCGCCGTGTCAAGCTATCCGGCAGCGGCTTACCCGGCCGGGATCGCGCTGGGCGTGGACGCCGTTTATTTCTGCCCCGGCCGCGACATCTTTCCCGAAACCGTGACCGAAGCGCAGACGCTCGCCAACGTGCTGATGGGCGCGGCGTCGGCATCGAACTTCGCTTTCAGTCTCGCCAACAAGGGCAATGTGCGGCAGCTTCGCGTGGTCGCGCAGAGCTGCAATGCTTATCGGGTGGAATGGTGGTCGGGGTCGGCGCGCGTCGGCAGCGAACAGCTTTATGCGACCCTCACACTTTCGAATGCGCTGGGTAACTCGGTCGACGTCACGACTCTCAATTATCTCGATCAAGCCGGCTTCCCCTGGTTCAACACGGACACGGCCTCACCGGCTTTGGTCTTCGGCCGCGTCACCGTGCAATCGGGGTCACAGGTCAGCTCGTCACACTTCGCCGTGACCGCTGTCGTTGAAAGGTTCCGCTGATGCCGAATTGGTATATCGACAAGACCGCGACCGGCACTGGCTCGGGTGACGCGCCTGCGAACGCGGCCACTGATCTCCGCTCGTTCTCGGCGGCATCGTCGCTCAATTGGGGCGATTACGTCTGGGTGCGGCGCACGCATTTCGAGGCATCGGCCACGGCCGTTGCATCGCTCGGCAAGACCGGCTTCAACGTGCAATGTCATGGCGTGATTCGTTGGCTCGGCTGGCCGAGTTCCGGCGATCCGTTTTATGAACTTCGGCCCGGCGATGCGCGCAGCGCGGGCTGGGATACCGATGCCGCGACGCCCTACGCGGGGATCAATTATCCGTCGCTGGTCCATTCGGTCGCCCCCACGGGCAACGCGGGCTGGAGTGTCTTGAGCGGCAACAATCTCTATAATTTCTGCCTCGCAAACTCCCTGTTCAATGGCGGGATGTCGGCGGCCAACTACGCGCACAATGCGCTGTCTCTCAAATATAACATGTGGCATCTGCACGGGTGGCCGGGGAACCAGCCTGTCACTTCGATTATTGACATGACCTATATTGGGTCGATTGGCTTCGCCTCGGCTGATGCGTTTTTCAGCAACGGCGTGGCGAATATGAAGCGCCTGACGATGACTCTATCTTGCCAGATCGCCACGGGCCTTTTTGCGATGCAAGCGATGTGCGAGGTTGAAGAGATCGTTTTGACCAGCAATTCCGTCTCGGCGCTGGCGCATGGCGGGGTGCAGACTGTCGGTTATCTGTCGAAACACGTCGGCAAGATTCGCGGCGCTGGCCAATTTGTAAATGGGAAGACGGCCACGCGAGATAGCGGCGGCTCGGGCCGGCAAAATCATTTCACCGTCGATGATTGGTTCGGGGAAGGCCCGGCGATGCTTGAAACCGTGGGTGGGATCAGCCTCTCGCGCGCGACATCGGCGATGGCAGTGTATTCTGGTACGCCGTGCATGTTTTCAAGCGTCAATTCGACGGGCTCTAATGACGACATCAACCGCGCGAGCGGCAACCTGTCGCACAACCTGCATCACATCCGCCAGCTCGTCCAATGTCTCAGCGGCGTGTCGGTCAAGGCGCGCTTTCCGTTCTGGGCGGTCGTCAACTCATTCGAAAATTTCGAGTGGCAAGCGTTTCTGCCCATCGCGGGAGGGAATGGCAAGCCGCTCAATTTCGCCAATAGCGGGCTGCTGCCGGGCTCGTCTGGGTTTTGGTCGGGCAACTCACTCGCTGCCGGCTCGGCGTATCTGGCTTATGCGGAATGGTTGCCGTCCGAGAGTGGCAGCGCGTGGCTGACCTTCCGCATGGGCTCGATCTTCACGCGGTCAGGCTATATTGCCACCCCACCGTTCTTTGAGGTCGCGTCATGAATAACGTTTCGAACGGCGTGATCTCCGTCCAGAGCGACCCGCGCTATCCGCAAAACGGCATCTGGGTAGTCCATAATAATGCCTCGGGCGTGACGCCGCCGGTCGCGGCGCCGTCGGCCGGCTCGTTCCGCCGCGACTTCCCGATTTTCTCGATGCGGGACTTCCCCGGCGTGTCGATGCGAGACTTCCCCCACCCATAGGTGTGGGCGGGCGAAACGGCCCTATCCAGCGCATAGAATCGTATGATAGCGTCCTACTTCTGGAGGACGCGGGACATGCGTTATGCGCTGGTGGTTTTGCTGATCCTGATGGGTGGCATTGCCTGGGCACATGGCGATGCCAAATGGATCGGCGACGGTGGCTATAAAAACGGTGCCGGCGAACTCTGCTGCGGCGAGCGCGACTGCCACCCGATCCTTCCCCAGGCCGTTCGCATGATTGGCGGCGAATACCACGTCACCCTCGGCGCGGCGACTTACGTGCTCACCGAGCGCGAGGCGCAGGACTCCATCGACGAGCGCTATTGGGTGTGCATCTGGGGCGGCGCCGTGAAGTGTTTCTTTCGGCCGAGGATGGGGGCGTAGACGTGGAAAACTGGCACCTCGACAAGCGCATTCCCATTGCCATCATCATGACGATCATCGTGCAGACGGTGACGTTCGTGGCATTGGGCGCGACGTGGAAGGCGCAGACAGAGGCGCGCATCCTGTCGCTTGAGAAATCCGACAACGACCGTAAAGGCGTCATCGAGCGGCTGGTCGTGATCGAAGTCCAGCAGCGGAATATTTCCGAACAGCTCAATGAACTCAAATCGACCCTGCGCGAGCGGCGGACAAACTGATGAACCGCAATTTTCTTTTCAACCAGCTCGTCGATCATGAGGGGATTCGACTGTTCCCCTACGTCGACACGAAAGGGAAGACGACCATCGGGGTAGGGCGAAACCTCACGGATCGCGGCATCAGCACGTCCGAAGCGCATCATCTGTGCTGGAACGACATCGATATCGCCGAGCGGGCGCTTGACCGCAATGCGCGGTGGTGGCGGACCCTGCCGGAAATTCAGCAGCGCGTGCTTGCGGAAATGTGCTTTCAGCTCGGCTGGACCCGGCTCGCCAAGTTCGAAAAGTTCCTGGCGGCGCTCCAGCATGGCGATGACGAGGCCGCGTCAGCCGAAATGCTCGACAGTCTTTGGGCCGACCAGACTGACGGTAAAGAAGACGGCAAGATCGGGAACCGCGCCAAGAAATTGGCGAAGATGATTTTGGAGGTCTGAGATGGTACCCATGACCAAATCGCCGATGTCGTCGATGACGCTGCGCGGGGCCGCGCTGCTGGTGATCGGCTTTCTCGTCCAGCTCGGCACGATGGCCGGCTACATCTCGGCCGATGATGGGGCGCTCATCAACGATAAGGCGGGCCAGATCATCGGCGGCCTGATCGATGTTACCGGCATCATCATGGTCGTGTGGGGCCGCGTCCGGGCCGGCGGCCTCGCCCTCAAGGTCATCCCGTTCCTGCTGCCGGTGCTCCTGGCGGCCTCGCTGAGCGCCTGTGCTGGGCTGGGGGAGGCGAGCACCAGCTCGCAGCTCTATGCGTCCTGCCGGACCTACGCCAGCCTGGAGCGCACGATCATCGTCCAGTACATGCAGGGGCGCTTGAAGGATGAACAGATCGACCTTGTGAACACGGTCGCGCCCGGCGCGCGCGCCCTGTGCCGCAAGCCGGTCGGCGAGCCCGTGACCACCGATATGCTGCGCGAGATCGAAGAGGCGATTCTGAAACTCCAGACCGTGAAAGGGACCACGCCATGACGCCCGCCGACATTGCCACCCTGATCGGGCTGGCCCGCGCCGCCCTCGATATCGCCCATACCGTCCAGACGGGCGGCGATCCTACCGAGGACCAATGGGCGGCGCTGGGCAAAGAGTTCGAATTGAACGATTCGCTCCTTCAAGCCGCCCTTGCAAAGCGCGCCCAGAAGTAGGACAATTTGAGTCCCGATAACCCGGAGATACCCCCATGCGGATACTCATCGCGCTGCTGGCTCTGGCCAGCTTCCCGGCTGCGGCCAAGGACACCCTGATCGTTAAGCCCTGGATCGGCGACCGCCAGATCATCACCGATCTGGACGGCCGCCCCAAGGCCGTGGTCAAGCCGTGGATCGGGGATCGCAAGATCGTCGAGCCATGGGACCGCCGCCAGCCGTCCGACAAACGTCCGACAAACGTCGGGGGCGCGGTGCGATGACCAAGGCGCAAGCTGTTCTTGAGTTGCTGCGCGACTACCGTAAGGAGCGCCACAACACAACCGCATCGGCGCGGCGCGTTGTCAAAAGCTGCAACACCCTCGGCCTGACGCCAGCCGAGCGCTTGGAAATTCTCGGCTTCCTCGATTACTGCGACCCGGACGGCAAGCCCTACGACTTAGACATCGCGCGCGTTTGGTAAACCCACAGGAGATACCCATGCCCAGGAACAGTCAGAAAGAAACCGTGCTGCGCGCCCTCAAGGAACAGGGCCACAAGATCGACGGCCGCCCGGCGCGCTACGTGAAGGTGTTGAAGCGCGACGGCACGCTGATGATGGTCGGCCCGACCGGCGAGCTATTCGAGGGCCGCGCCGCGAACAACCTGCCTTATCTGCAAGCCCCGCCCATCGATCTGGGCACCAAGCAGGGCAAGGTCATCAAGCTGATCACACGGCGCGAGGGCGCGACGCTGGCCGAGCTGGTGAAGGCGACTAAATGGAAAGAGGATTCAATCCGCGGTTCGCTCGCCTCTGAGATTCCGCAGAAAATCGGGCCGGGCGTGAAGGTCGTTTCGGTAAAGGGGCCGGACGGGCAGCGCATCTACTACGCCGATTTGCCCAGTGCGGTCCGTGGAAACCTGCGCTTTAGTGGGGTGGCCGGCAATTCTGATTGAACCTGCTTGACGTGCAGGTTACAGCCGAGCGATAACAGCGGTGACGATACTTTCGAGGCAAGAACGTGGCCCGCTGTTATATTCTGCATGATCAGGGGCATATGAATTTCCGCCCCGCTGAGCGCTTCGGCGATCTTATCGTCTGCATCGATGGCAAAGTGGAACACAGCGAGCTGCCGCAAGCGGCGGCTCGGCTGCGCACCGCGCTGCAGCAGATCACCGCGCGCGACTTCCTGATCCCATGTGGTCATCCATCGTTGATCGCGCTGGCCGGCGCCCTCATGCTAGAGCGTGTCGGCAAGGTCCGCACGCTGATCTGGCAAGGTTCCGAAAAAAAATACGTGGCGATTGAGTTCGGTGCGGGGGGCGCACCGCCGGGCGCTGCGCTCGAAAGGGCGCAGCGCCCCGTCATGATGGGAACCCTCTGCGGCTCGGGGGTGGCCTGATGTATCTCTTGCAGATTCATATGATGGGCCAGACCGCGGAGCTGACTTACAAGTCGCGTGAGGCGGCCGTTCGCGCCCAGGATTCCATGCGCGCCGCGATGAACGGCAAGCGGTGCCATCGCTATACGTTCATCGACGTCGTTGACGACTACGGCTTCAAGCTGGGCATCAATCCTGCGGTGATCTTGTATTTCGGTTGCTTCGACCCGGCGACGGCGATCTATGTGCGCGAGTTGAAGAAAGCACATTGGGAAGCGCTGGAGCCGAAACAGCCGATGGGCATTGGGGGGAACGCATGAAGCCGATCACGCTTGCCGACGATGACGCGGCCCTCATCAAGAAAGTGGTCGACCGCGAGATGGCCATTCAGCGCTTTGTCGCGTTGATCAGCGAACAGGGCGAGCAACGCCTCGCCCAGGCGCAGACCGAGGCGCGCAAGACCTGGGCGCAGATCGCGCAGAAGTATGGCATCGATATCGAGAATGTCGTCTGGCAACCTTCGCCTGACTGCAAGCGGCTGATCCCGATGCAGCAGCGTTTCAAAAATGCCTGAGCATTGGCTGGTCTATGCAGAACGCCGACCCTATGGGCTCTTGCTTGCCTATCGCTGCTTTCCCGAACGCGAATGGACGGGATCGCTGCAGCACTACATCCCCGCCGCCTGGGGCGATTATGTTATCCGCCTCGATGGTCAGCTCGTCATCGTTTACCGCCATGTCGTTGCGACCGCCGCACCGTTCATGCTCTGCCGGCGCCGTGCAGGTGTCTTCGCCGGCTTTCCAAGCTTAGAGGCGGCGGATGACGCAATCCGACTCTTCGCCGGTCCAGCGCCGGACCAAACACTTGGTCAAAGGCGCGCACGGTCACGGCCGAGTCTTTCCATACACTGAAAAGTTTTTTGAGGAAAAGGTTGAGAGCGCCGTCCGTCAGCAGGGCCTTGTGTGCTTCCGCCCATTCGAACGGATGTACGTCACGATCCCGAATCTCTATGCGGCCGGCGGCAACTGGATCAAGCTGTTCTCGTTCCACACCGCCGGCACGATGAAAATACGCCCGACCGAACAGATGCCTTCGGAAGCTGTTGCAATGCTCGACAGCTTCGCGAAGCAAGATCGGGTCTGGATCGTGGCGCTCTGGCAGCGCAACGATGAGCCGACGCGGGTTGACATCCGGCTTTGGAAAGCGTTCCGCGAGCGCGCGGTCTGGGATCGCCAGGAAATCGACACGCTCGGGATTGCCTACGACACGGACGAGAGCCTAACTAAGTACGTCGCGGCCTACTTCGGCCCAGAGCATTCAGGCTATTCGAATCTGGAAGCTGGTCGATGATCGTCCAGACGCGCCCCCTGGTGAATGCAAAGACTCCGCTGGAGAGCGTGCCGCGCGACTGGCTGAAATACATCGAGCCCTTTGTCGCCCGCCGCGGCTTCGAACCGTGTTGGATTTGGTGCCAGATGGTCGATATGAACGGCTATCCAACGGCCACGATCAATAAAAAGCAGCTTAACGTTCGCACCTTCATCGCGAAGATGTTTTGGGAGTTGCCGGACCGAACGCGCATCTCAATGACGTGCGAGCGCCGGAACTGCATCAACCCGCATCACTTTGTCTTCAACCTCCCTGGTGGCCGCCGTCGCCGCGCCAGGGTGACTTTTAACCATGGAAAGGTCATTGAACCGGCCGAGCCGGCGGCATAGCCTTAGAGTTGTACCGATAACCGATAACCCACGGAGTTAACGAATGGCTAACCAGATCATCATACAGTTGACCAGCGCAATTTCCGGTGCGCCTGGGGACATGCTCTACATCGACAAGCAAAGCGGAAGTGCCTACGTGGTGCCGAGCGTCGTGCTCGAAAAAGTCATCGAAAAGAAACTCGGGTCGTTTGTGAACGGCCACACGCCGAAACGAGTGGCGGGCCTTTCCAAAGCGGAGAACTTCCGCAACGACGTCTACAAAATGATTTGTGCTCGGCCGGGCATCCTCGGGGGAGAGATCGGTGAGAAACTACTCGGCCCGCACTACAAAAAGAAATACTGGAAGGTCAACGGAGCGCTCGACCATCTGCGGCAAGCTGGATTCGTCAGCATGGAGCGCAACGGCCGGGGCTTTGCCTATAGCCCAAAGAAAACGCTCCAGATCACGCACGAGAAATCCCAATAACCAGGACGGAGACATAACCCATGGGTATGGACATCCCGCAGCAATTCGTCGGCCGCAAAAAGACCAAGGCGGACCGGAAAGCCTATGAAAAGTGGGTCAAGGACCGCAAGGCAGCGGCGCGCGAGACGGCAACCGAAATGGTCGCCAAGCTCGTAACCGAGGCCGGCGGCGATATCTTCAAAAGCCGGGACCGGGGCGACAAGCTGTCACACATCGCGATTCAGTGCGGGCTTTCGCCGAGCACGCTGACCAATCTGTCAGACGGGATCACACGCAATCCGCACGCGCGGACTCTGCAATCCATCGCGAACTACAACAAAAAGAAATTTGGCTTCGGGTGAGGGTGGGGGCTCGGGATCGGCTGTCGTCGATCCCGAGCCACCCTGGAGCGGGTGCGCGGGGGGAAGTCCCTACACCCGCCTGTCGCCTGCCGTGAAGCGCGGCGACCCATCGATCTAACCAGAACCCCGGCCGGGCGGCAAGCCGCCTTGGGCCTTCACGCATGCGGGGCAAATATCGCGTCCCCGCGTATGTCTCCACCCACGCATGCTCGCTTCATCGTGTAGCATTCCGCGCCCGGCCAGCATGGCGCTGCAGGTGTTACGGACCAGAGTCATCGGCCCCTCGTTCCGGCTCGACAGGCATTCCTCTGCCGTTCTTGCATCGCAGCGGAGTTCAATCCAGATAGCCATTTTGGGCGAGACTCGCTGTAAGAGAGTGGCGAACAGTGCGGGAACGTGGCTGGAAAACGACTTTGCAAGCTGCTGTTTTTATTATCTTTCCAAATTTTTGTCGATTACTGAGCTAGTGCTTGATTCCAACGGCTTACGCGCCGTTTTCCCATCGTTTTCCAAATCGCGTTTTCCGGCGCGACTCAGGCCGATTTGACAAGCTGGAGCACGGGGGCGCCGCCCGACAGATAGCGGTCGAGCGTGGTGTAGGCGTTCATGCTGAGATTGCGCGTGCGGGCGATGTAGGCGCGGCCCATCTTGACCTTTTCGCCAAACGAATGGCCCATGATCACCGCCGCTTCGACTTCGGTGCAGCGCGCCTCCTGCAACAGCGTGTCGAGCGTGCCGCGCAGATCGTGGAAATGCAGATCATCGTCAATGCCGGCGTCGAGCATCGCCTGCCCGAGCTGCTTGGAGATGTTGGCTTGCGTCCAGGCGATCCCGGTTTCGGTCGTGAGCAAAGGATCATCCTTGCCGCCGCGCGGCAGGCTCGCCATCAATTCGCGGAGCGGCGTCAGCGCGAACAAGGGCAGATGCACCACGGCGCCGGTCTTGCGCGCCGTTTTCTGCGGCTTGTAGACCAGCCATTCGCCATCGAACTGCCCCCAGGTCAGGGCGCACAGATCGCCGACACGGCAACCCGTGAATTTGGCGAAGCGCAGCAGCCGCCCAAATTCCGGCTTCGCTTCGGCCAGCAGCCGATCAAACAGCGCATCGGCCCAGATGCACCCGGATCGGCTCGCCGCCTTGGCATCGCGCAGATGCTTGAGGCCGATGGCGCGGTTGTCCTCGATATGACCCTGATCGTCGGCCCAGGCGAGCAAGGCGCGCAGATGCGCCATCATCATGTCGGCGCGCGCGGGCGTGGCCTGGAATTTATTGCGCAGCTCGTAGAACTCGGCGCGCGCGCTCTTGGCCTCCAGCTCGGCGCGCGACATCCAGCCCAGCTCATCCTCGATGATCGTCAGATATTGGCGCTTCTGATAGCGGGTGTTTTCAGCGAGGCGGTTGAACTCGGGGCTTTTCACATAGCCCTCGATGAGCGTCCGCAGAAAGGCGCGCTGGGTGGCAACATACTGGCGTTGCCGCGCCGCGGCCCGGTCGTAGTGGTAGGCCTTAACGTCCCCGTTCGCCAGCGTCCGGCGGACGGTCTTCACGGCGCTGGTGGCGCGCGTGCCATTTGCGTTTGCGCTCATCTCGGCTTCCCTCCAAGAGTTCGACCCCGACAGTCAACCGTAAGTCGAAAATCCTGTCAAGTGCTTGTTTATCCCACAAAACCCGGCGCGTGCGGCGCAACGGGAAGGGCTTGGGGAAGGTGCCGGCCGCAACCTCTAGGTCGAACTGGCTGGGCGACAGGCCGACGTAATCGGCGGCCTGTTCGCGGCTCATCAGGCGCGGCAAATGGCCGGCGCGCGGTGGGGTGTCGCTCATTGCCAGATCACCTTGCCGCCCGGCAGCATCCTGCGCTGCGCCGGCCAGCGTACCGCGAGGCCGCACACGACGATCTCCATCCACACTTCCGGGTCATCGGCCACGCGGATGATCTCCAGCGGCGTGCCCACCGCGCCGGTCAGAACGACGTGCATCTGCGCGACGGCACCCAGGAAGCGCATGCCGTCGTCATGGCTCGCCAGATGAATCGCGGCCGGCGCACTCAGCCCGAGGCGGCGGAACTCGCGGTTGATGAGGGGTATGATGTCGAGAACATCGCTCACGCACTGCCGGCGGGATCGCCCGCGGCGAGCGCGCAGACCTGATCGGACTCGCGCGCGAGTTCGGCCAGCGCTTCCATGTTCTGCGCAATGAAGACGTCGACCGTGTGCATGACGGCGTAGCGCAACGTCACGTCCGATGCCTTGACGCGCACCAGCAGCTCGCACAATTCGCCCGCCAGCACCATGGATATCGCGTTGACGGCGCCGTTGACTTGTTCGACATCGGCGGCATCGACCTCATCGACGAACTCAGTCTTGATGGCCCGCCGGATCGCGCGGCTCAAATTGTCGCAGCGCTGCTGCCTTGCCTCATCACTCAGCCGCGCCATAGACGTACTCCTTCAAAAATTCGCGATGGGCCTGGATCGCGATCTTGGCGAGATCGCGATAGTAGCCGCGCACATGCTGCGGCTGCGCCTGCCAATAGCCGAGCGTGGTGGCCGCGCGCGAGTTGAACATCGCCTTGGCCATGGTTTCGATTTCCAGCTCGGTGATCTCGCGCTCGCACTCGGCGACCATGATCTTGGCGACCAGCTTGCGATCACTCGCGGAGGGATCGCCGTTTAGCCCCATCGATTCGAGCAGCAGGCGGGCCGGTCGGTCGAGGGTATCGGTGCTCATGGCTACGCCGCCTTGCCCAGCAATTTGCTGTCGATCAGCTCGACGCGCTTTTTGGCGTCATCGATGCGGGTGGTGAGGGTTGACAATTGGGCGAGGACTTTTTCGCATTCCGCCTCCAGGCCGGCGAGAAAGCCGCGCAGCTCGGTGATCTCGGGATGCACGCGGATCGGGCCGAACGCCTCTTCGCGGATGGACATGATCGCCGCGCGCGGCTCGTTGACCTCATCGGCAATGCGCTGATCGTGCCAGCCCGCCGTGTAGGTGCCCTTGTCGGCATCGAAATGGGATTCCAGCAGGTCCATGATCTTGCGGACCTTGGCCATCGGCGGCGGCGCTTTGTTATCCACGGCGATTTTCTCCAGCTTGGAATCTTTCGGGATGATCACGGACATTGGCAGCGGGGGCGATGGCCGCGGCGGCGGCGCGATCTGCGGCGGCGGCGTGTCATAGATGGCGCTCGGCTTGATCGGCGGCGCCGCGCGGCACGCATCGCAATCCCATTGGTGCCGGCCGCGCCAGCGCCAGCCCTGGCGCTCCGCGTTCTGGATCACCTTTTCGGGCGGCATGTTGCGCCGCAGCCGCATGTCGAGCGTTCGCCCGCAGTCGCACTTGACCGTGCCGACGAAAAACCGCCGGCCCGCATCCATGCCGGTGCCGATGCTGTACGCTTCGAACATGCCTTTGCGATCAGCGCCCATCGTCCAGCTCCGGGGCCAGCTCGATAAGGCGCGCGCGATGCTTTTCCACCCACTTGAGAGTCGCGAGCGCGCCTTTCATCGCGGCCAAACGTTCGTCCGCTTCGGCCTGGGTGTACTTGGCCTGGGCCACCCATGTTGGAAACACGCGCACCCGCATGTCGATCTCGCGCGACACTTCCGCGATCTGCCGGGCGAGATCGACGTGCTCGCTCATTCGATGTCACCCGCGGCGCTCGCCTTCACCAGCTCAAACAGGCGGCGGCGAATCTTGCGGTCGGGGATGTTGTAATAGGCGGTGATCAGCGCTTTCGTCTCTGACTTGATCAGCGGGTCATGCACGAAATTGTTGTTGACCGCAAACGCTTGCTTGCGCTCCGCGACCGCCTGCGGCAAGCCCTCGAAAAAATACGCAATCGAGACGTCGAGCGCGGCTGTCATGTCGAAGAGGCGCGAGGCGCCAACGCGATTCTTGCCGCGCTCGTATTTCTGGATTTGCTGGAAGGTGAGCCCCAGAAGGTCGCCCAACTTTTCCTGACTCATCTCAAGTTGCTGCCGGCGCGCGCGCATCCGCGCGCCGACATGAATGTCAACCGGGTCCGGGTTGCCGGTGCCCCGGCCGTATTTCGTTTTTTTGGTGTTACGCGATGGGCGCGGCGCTGACGGAACTGACATGGCTATTGTTCCCCTGATTATCGGATTGCCAACGGCGGTACGTGCGGCGGACGAGACTCTTGAACAATTCGAACCACCAGAGCGGGCCAGGGTTCGCCTCCTGGTCGCTATGGCAGCGGTGGCACAACGGGACCACCAGATCATCGGACGGCTTCAACGATACACCCCCTTCAAGCCCAGCGCGAATATGTGCCCCGACGACTGTACCATCGCGGGCACCACATTTGAGGCACGAGCGTTCGCCCTGCACGCGCCGCCATGCGTCATCGCGCACGCGCGGCGGCTCCCCGAAGGGCAGCGCGGATTTGTCAATCCGCCCGTAGGTGCGGCCCTTGGGCAAAAGCATTAGGCGAGCCCTTTGGGTGATGAATGGCAATACCAACCACGGAGACGGCGCAGCCCATCGAGGATGAGTTTGATGTCCCGTTTCGGCACATTGGTTTTCGCATGCAGCAGAATCGTGATGGCTTCTTCATTCAGCCCGCTCTTGCGCAGGCTGTCGGCGGCCTCCCCAATTTTGATGATCGCCGCCGCTAGAACTTCCTTGGGTTCCGGGTTCACCGCGTCTTTTACAACTGTGAACTTAGTCATTTTTTGCGCCCTTTTTGAGATGCGCGCGCTTGTCGCGCAGGCGGCGATTGACCTGACCGGCGTAGACGGGCGGGGCGCTTTCGAGAGTCCCCTTGATCCGCTCGGCCAGCTCGTCGAGATAGGGGGGCGTCGTCACGCCATCGATCTCATCGCACACGCCCGCCGCCCATGGCCCCCAATCGTCGGGCGGCGCGGCGGCCGAGGCCGCCGGCATGGTTTCGGCGGCGGCAGGCTCGGCCTGCGGCGCCCCGAAGTCAGGCCGAACCATGATCGGCATCTCGGGCTTGTGCTCGATCCGGGGCGCGTCATCGAGAAACGACGTCTCGGCTTTGCGCTCGACCGGCGGCGGCATGTCCTGGACCTCTTCGGCGATGCCCAGCCCATTCAGGTGGTCGGCGAAGCCGTCGCGCAGTGGCATCGCGCGCGCGCGGTTAAAAAGCATCCGGGCGGGGTAGAGAATCCACGGCTGCTTGGATGTGTTGCCCCACAACTTCGCCCGCTTGGCATCACCAATCGAGAACTCGCCGCGATAGGGGACGTCCTGGCCGCGGCGCTTGATCTCGACCACATGCTTGTAATCGTCGCTGCCCCAGGTGCCCTCGGTCCATTTCTTCATCCACTCAATCGAGCCGCTGCGCTGGCAGAGCGCCACGGCGCCATCACCCCAGATGCAGGCGCGATTGTTGATGATCATGATGGTGGCGAGCGCCGTCACCGGCCCCATGCCGCATTCGAGGCCCTTCATGATGCCGATGGCGACCTTGCCGCGATTGGGCACGCGCTGGCCGCTCTCGTCCTTGTCGCTGTAGGAGTCCGGCACCATGTTCGCGGCGATGTAGATGCCGGCGAGCCGCCAGACCTCTTCGATGCTGCGCGGGATGATGCCGAGAATATCCTCGCCCGCCTTGAGCGAGGAATACGCGGCCGGCAGATCGCTGGGCATCGTCTGTTGCTGTGCCGCGTCGGTCATCACATCACTCCGAAATAAACTGCGGGAAGTCGCTGTCGTCGAACACGTCGATGCCGCTGTTGTCGATCCAGGGATCGGTGCCGAAGTGTTTCAGGCATTCAAGAAACCGCCGCTGGCCCTCACGCATCGCCGTCACGCCTATATCGAACGTCAGGTTGCGCGGCAGGATTTTTCCCTTCGCCAGGGGCGCGATTCCTTTCTGCTGAAACACAAACATGAATTGCTGGTCGGTTGCCGTTGAAACGGCGTCCAAAAACTCAGCGGACACCGTTCCTGCGACGTGCCCGGCACGGATCAAGCGCGGGAGTTGCAACACGCCTTCCGTGTAGACCGCCGCTTGAATATGGTATTTACGTTCGGCCATTGCGAAAGCAATGGCCCGGTCAATCGACATGCCGCGTTTGTTGGCGAAGGTCTTCAAATCGACCATGGCGCGCGGCTTCAAATAGTCGATGCGGATTTTCATCGGCACGCCGGTTTCCGCGTCATACCAGCAGATCGTGACCTCGGGCATGCCGCCCGTGAACGCCTTGCACAGCAGCGGGTGGCGCTCGATCATCGCCGCCGCGATCTCGATGCGCTTGATCAAGTCGCCATCCAGCAGGGTCTTGTCGGCATGCAGGGCCGCGTAGTCCTCGACGATGCGATCCCAGATTTTGGCGCGCGGCTCGACCATCAGCAGCCGCGCAATCAGCTCGTCCTTGGCGCCGCCGACCTTCTGGCCGTGCTGGCGCAGCGCCTCCTTGAGATCGTCCATGGTGCGCAGCACGCCCTTGTGATCGGCGAGGTCGAGCTTGGGCGCGTAGGAGCGATAGAACGCCACGCTGCCCTCGACGATGCGGCTGTGATAGGCGCGGCCGATCAGCTTAGCCTCGCTGTCCTCGTATTCCTTGACCGGCGCCATCCACGAGCGCGCCCAGAAATCCATGGGCGAGATCAGCAGATTCTTGATGCCGGTGTTCGAAAGCGCGCGCATCGCGTGATAGGTGTCGTCGCGCATGCCGAAAAACACGCCCTCGGCGAAGCCTTCCAGCTCGACGCGCGGGACTTCCGGGGTCTGGTTTTCGAGGATATTGAGTTCGAAAACTTCGGGGCCGCTGGGGAAAACATCCGGGGCGGGCTCGGTCTGCGGTTCGCTCAAGCGATCCTCCGCACGGCCGGATTTTCGAGCAGCTTGGCGCGGCGCAGATAGTCGGCCTCGATGCGCAGATGCTCGTCGCGTTCCTTGTCGTTCGGAGCCCGCTTCGCCATTTCGCGGCGCGTGAACGCGGCGCCGATCCACCAGCCCGGCATGCGTTGCAGCCGCTCTAAACAGCCCTGGCACTTCATGGCTTTTTCTCCGGGGTCAACGATTCCAGCTCGGCGATCACCAATTCGATTCCGCGTTTCAAGACTGCAGTCTTCGACAGCTTGTAGGGGCCGGCGGTCTGTGCGCGCTCCAGCATCGGCCGCAGCTCGGCCGGCAGCGCGATGTGGACGAGCGGGGCGCTCATATCCGGCACCCCAGCGTTGCCTCGATTTCCGCTTGCGTGTAGCGCTTGCGTTGCACGTTCTGGAGTTGATTCAGCGCGCTCGCGACGGCGAGCGGCACGGTGTCGCCATAGCCGAAGATCGGCGGATCGTCAGGGGGGCTCACCCACACATAGAGCCGGTTGTGCGTGATGGTGAGGTTGACGAACAGCCGGTCGTGGGCGATCCCGTAGGCTTTCATCGCCGCGGCGCGCAGGCCCGCCATCTCGCTCATCATGTCATCCACGTTCATGGGCTCAGCGCCTCTATTTTCGGTGACGGGCCGAGGCGCGGATGGCGCTGCCAGTGATCGCAGACGTAGTAGCTGATCGCGTCGATGCGGCAAATCGAACAGCGCATCTGGCCATTCGACCACCCGGCGCAGGTGAAGCACTTGCGCGCGATGCCGTCAGCCTCGCGCTGGTCGTTGTCGGCCTCGCGATAGTGGAGCGCGGCCTTGGGCACGTAACCGGCCTTCTGGTCGTGCCACGCGGCGAGGGTGTTGCCGGCGAGCCAGGGCGTCATGCGGCATAGCTTCACCAGCAGCGCCTCGGCCTCCAGGTCGCCGATCCGGCCTTGCAGCCAGCGCTCGCGAATCACCGCGTCGAGGGGCCGGGGATGCCTGTCAAGTAGACTGTTCGCGTCAATTTTGTGTGCGTCGGCGTGCATGGGGCATCCCGTGATACCCCCCATTGGGAGCACACAATCTGCACGACACGCAATGACCAATCTGCATTAGATGCAGTAGATTTCTGGGGATCATTCAAGAATGCGTAATAAACCCGAAGGCTTGCGCCGAGTCGCTTGCATACGAATGACCCCAGGCGATTCGGGCCCGCGGGGGTCGACTCGGTGCCCGTCTTAACGATTTCTCAAGCAACTTTGTTGATATTGAGGGCCTTGGCCATCATCCGAAACAGCTCCAGAAACTCATGGCGCTTTTCAGGGGGAAGCTGATGAAACGTAGCAATTAATTCTTCTTCGCTCGGGTCCAGCGGATCGCGCGTTATCAAATCGCTGGGCTGGCACGCTAATTCAACCGCGAGTTTTTCGAGGTTGTCCTGGGTATAGGCAATTGTTCCGCTTTCCAGCTTCGACAGGTTGGCCGAGTGCATGCCGATTCGGCCGGCAAGTTGCTCTTGGGTCAAGCCCCGGTGCTTGCGCCACTGGCGGATGCGATTGGTTCTGCGCATAGCGCCTTCTCCTTGTTATGAGAAATTTGAGTCCCACGCACTGTAAGCAGGTTGTCCTTGACTTGCAATCTGCTTTTTAAGCAGATTTACGCCGATGATGCTAGCTGAATGGCTGAAACAAAAAGGGCTATCGGATGACGCTTTCGGGGCGCTGATCGGCGTCACCGGGGCGAACGTCTGGAAGCTGAAAAAGGGCAACCACCGCCCAAATTGGACGGTCATGTCAGCCATCATCCGCGTGACGAACGGTGCCGTGCTCCCGAACGACTGGATGAAACCAGAGGATCACATGGCAATCGAGGTGACGTCATGAGCAAGCACAAGTTTCGCAAGAGCGCCCCGCTGGGCTTTCGCCGCTTCGGTCGCGTGCGCGTGGCCGCCACGTTCAGCGCCGAGGAATTTGAACTGCTGCGCACCGCCGCCCAAAAGGCCGACGTGTCGCTGTCCGAGATGGTCCGCCGCGCGGTGGTGGCCCACCTGGGGGGACAGACGGAATGACCTGCCGCGTGATCATGCACCCGAAGCTGATGCAGGGGCCGCCGCCGGCTCGACCGAAGCGGCGCCCGCCGGGGATCGTCAGCGACGTCGTGAGCTGCGCGCTGGGTGTGGTCGCCGCGGTTCTGCTGGGGACCGTGTTTTTCGCCTTCGCCTTCATCGCGCTCGGCGTGATCGTCACCGTGCGCACAATCGATAAAATAACGGGGGGCTCGCCATGAATCACATCGAAATTCCGAAAGCGGCTTGGCCCGAGAAATTCGGCCCGCTGGTCGCGCTAATTCCACCCCTGGTCATCGATCCTCTCCCCGACGCGGAACTCCTCTCCCGCCGCGTCGTACTCACGGCCGGCGCGCTCGCGGAGCGTGCCGGCCGCTTTGTCGGCATGATCTAACCAGCACCCGAGGTTGATAATGCGGGGGTGTCACTATGTTAATTTTTTTGGCCGGCGCCGTTATCGGGTCATGCGTCACGTTGCTGGTCGTGCTGATGCTGAATTTTTTTCGAGCCCGTAAACGCGCGCGCTAAAGCGCGCAACCGATAACCCCACATCAGAAGAAAGGAAAAACCCATGACGGGAGTAGCACGTCCTTTTGCCGAGTTTCTGCGCGAGCAACGACGCGGCGAGTTGCTGAATGATCTGACCGAAGCACTACACGAAGCGGTGACGGCGGTTGGCGAGCATCAGCTCGCGGCCGAGGTCACGCTCAAGATCAAGATCAAGCCGGCCGGCGAGCTGGGCGGCGCCGTCCAGGTGCAGGACGAGATCGCCACCAAGCTGCCCAAGCCGAAAACGGCGCCCTCGGTCTTCTTCATCACGCCGGACAACAATCTGTCCAAGAACGACCCCCATCAAACCAAGCTGGAGCTGCGCGACGTGGCAACCGGCGAAACGCGCGATCTGCGCCAAGCGGAGTAAGAACCCATGTACGAAAACGCCGATATGAAAGCCGTCATCGACACCGCGCAGCGCGCTGTCGAGCCGCAAATCATCGATCCCGGCTCCCTCGTTTTTTCCATGCCGCCGGGCGCCGAGCAGGCACAGATTCTCGACACCGAGAAATTCTTGCCCGCGCCCAATCGCAAGCGTGGCGCGGTCGAGCTGTTCACCGCACAGAGCTTTCTTGACTACGTGATCGACCATCGCACGGCTGGCTCGCGCATCTTTGCCGATGCCGATTGGCGCCAGCCGTCGATCACCGCCGTTATGAACGGCCACGAGGCGGACGGCGGCGTAGCCGGCTGGCACGACCACAAGGCCAAGCTCGTGTTCCGTCCGACGCCGGAATGGCAGAACTGGACGCGGCTCAACAATCAGCAGATGACTCAGATCGCGTTCGCGGAGTTCATCGAGGACAATCTCAAGGACATCCACGCGCCGGCCGGCGCCGACATGCTGGAGATCGCGCAGACTCTCAACGCCAAGCGTGACGTCACCTTCCGCTCGGGCACCAAGATCGCCAACGGTGAAACGCTGATCGAATACAACGAGGTCATCAACGGCACCGCCGGCCGCGGCGGCAACTTCAAGATTCCCGACCATATGGTGCTGGGCATCCAGCCATTCGAGGGGACCGATGCTTACCGGGTCATCGCGCGTTTTCGCTATCGCATCGACAGCGAAACCAAGTCGCTCAAGGTCTGGTTCACGCTGGAGCGCTTGCCTGACATCATCGCGGCGGTGATCAAGGACGCGCTCGACTTGATCATCAAGACGGCGGGCGTGCCCGTGCTCTACGGCAAGCCCCCGGTGCTGCCGTCGTGACCAAGGCCGCCGAAAACCTCCCCCGGCCCGATCTTTTCGGGTCGTGGGGCCGGGCCTGGGAACAGGACATCCCAGCGATGCGGATCAATCAAAAGGTCGCCGCCGAGGCCGATCCCTCGGTCGGCGGCTGGGTGATCGAAGCACCGTGGGCGCATCCGGCATGGCATTCGTATCTGCTGGCGCTGATTCATCTGCGCCCGCTCGCCGGCTTCGATCCGCCGATTATGTACCTGCAGGGCGCCACGCACGAATTTATCCTGTACGCGCTCGACCCCGATCATCCGCGCAGCGTCGATCAGCAATGCCATCTGCTGACGCCCGCGAATTTCGCGGCGCAGATCATCTGCGAAAACGACACCGCGGCGCGCGACCGAATCAAAGCGGCGATCCAAGAAATCTGCGATGGCAAGCTGAGCCCGGACACCGATTACATGCGGCTCTGGGTGCAGCGCTTCGGCGGCAACATGCTGAAAAAATATCCCAGCGACTTCATGCTTCATCTGATCGACCTCGACGGTGCCAAGCGCGTGCATTGATGACGGACCTGTTCACGTACCGCGATGAATACCCCAACAGCCCCGGCTATAAGCGTCCGGGGACCAGCCGAGAGGCAGCAGAGGCGATCAAGCCGCGCGCCGCTATCCTGCGAGAGCGTTCGCTGGCGGCGCTGAAACACCGGCCGATGACAGCGGATGAAGTTGCCGCGCATTTGGGTGAGTCCGTGCTGTCGATCCGCCCGCGCATCACCGAGCTGCATGAGCTGGGCTTGATCGAACAGACCGGCGAGCGCCGCCGCAATGCCTCGGGCCGCATGGCGGCGGTCTGGCGGCTCAAATGACCATCAGCATCCATCACGGTGATTGCTTGGAGCTGCTGCCGAAGCTGCCGGAAAACAGCATCGACGCTTGCGTGACCGATCCGCCCTATCATCTGGTCAGCATCCACAAGCGGTTTTCGAAAAGCGGCGGCGCGGATCGCCAGCCCGGCACCGATCAATACGACCGTCTCTCGCGCGGTTTCATGGGCAAAGCGTGGGATGGCGGCGACGTCGCGTTCCGGGTCGAAACCTGGGAAGCGGTGTTTCGTGTGCTCAAGCCCGGCGCGCACCTGATCGCGTTCGGCGGCACGCGCACCTATCACCGTATGGTCTGCGCCATCGAAGACGCCGGCTTTGAAATCCGCGATCAGATCGGCTGGCTGTACGGGTCTGGCTTCCCGAAGAGTCACAGCGTCGAAAAGAAACTGGACACGCGCAGCGACGAAGAAATCGAGGCGGGCGATCCGCAAGCACCCGATGCGATGCGGTGGCAGGGCTGGGGCACGGCGCTCAAGCCGGCCTGGGAGCCCGTAGTGCTCGCGCGCAAGCCGCTGATCGGCCGCGTCGTCGATAATGTGCTGGCGCACGGGACCGGGGCGCTCAATATCGATGCGTGCCGTCTGGAGCCGGCCGATGGTGATTACAACTATGCCCCTGGCGAGCACGGCATCGAGGGGCGCACGCGGCAATCCTGGTTTGCGCTGTCCGCAGGCAAGCGCCATGAAGATGGTCGCTGGCCCGCGAACGTGATCCACGACGGGAGCGCTGAGGTCATCGCCGCCTTCCCTGATACGCCGGGGCAGCAGCGCGATGTCACCGGCAAAGAGCAATCGCACGTCACCAAGAACACCTACGGGCATTTCGAGCGCGGCGGTGACGGCATGGAAGCCCGCGGCGATCTCGGCTCTGCGGCGCGATTTTTCTATCAGGCGAAAGCTGACAAGGGCGACCGCCTCGCCTCGAAACATCCGACCGTGAAGCCGGTCGATCTCATCGCCTATCTGTGCCGCATGGTGACGCCGCCGGGCGGTGTGATCCTCGATCCGTTTGCGGGCTCGGGCACGACCGGCATGGCGTGCCTACGCGAAGGCTTTCACGCGATCCTGATGGAACGCGAGGCCGAATACGTCGCCGACATCAAGCGCCGCATCGCGCATGTTCATGGCGAGGATACGCCGCTGTTCGGTGGGGCCGCGCCATGAGGCTCGTCATTCTCGAATCTCCCTACGCCGCGCCGACACCCGAAGGCATCGCCGAGAACATCGCTTATGCACGGGCGTGCGTGCGCGATTGTCTCGGGCGATTTGAAAGCGCAATCGCCTCACATCTGCTCTACACCCAGGACGGTATCTTGCGCGATGAGATCGCCGCCGAGCGCGCGCTCGGCATCAAAGCCGGCCATGCGTGGATCGCCGCTGCCGCCGCCGTCGTGGTCTACATGGACCGCGGCATCAGCAGCGGTATGGCAAAGGGGATCGAGCGCGCCAACGCGCTCGGCGTGCCTGTCGAAATCCGCTCACTGCGGGAGGGGTGCTGATGGCTGAGTGGATGGCCTTCAATCCCGCCGACTACGTGACGAACACGCTACACCTCACCACGCGGCAGCATGGTGGGTACATTCTGCTGATTTGCGCGGCTTGGGCCGGTAAGGGTGTGCTGCCGGGCACCGATGCGGGGCTGATGGCCATCGCCAAGCTAAGCGCTAAGGAGTGGCGCGAGGATGGCGAAGCGCTCAAGTCCTTCCTCACGCGCCGGGGCGATGTGTGGGTGCATGAGCGGGTTGAGTTCGAATGGAAAGACGCCCAGTCGTTGATAGCCGCCAAGAGTAAGGCAGGACGAGAGGGTGCGCGAAAGCGCTGGCAAGGGCGTGCCAATGACAAACCGATGGCAGTGCCATCGCAGACCCAAAGGCAAACTGATGCACCTACACCTACACCTGTACCGAGTCCTGTAGTGAAGGGTCTATCTGCATCCCATACCGTTCTTGAATCTGAGAAACCGGCTGTGGAAAATTTAGAATTGAATGGTCAGAGGCGGATAGAGCCTCGGCACGGTGGGCTCATCGATTACCGTAACCCCAAGAATCGCAACGCCTTTGCCGACAACAAGGTGGTTGAAGTCTTGTCGCAGCGGACCAATAACGCCGATGCTTGGATGACGGTTTTCGCGGCGCGCGATCCCAAAGCACTCGGTCACGAAAAAGCCCGCATTGAATGCGAGAGCATCGCGCGTACGCTTGGTGTGCGCTGGGAGGCCGAGACAAAACGAGATGCGGATCAAGCTCAAGCCCTGGATGGTGCCGCAGCGCCCGCAAAGCGCCCAGCTGGCGTTTCTACTTAATCGGCTGCGCGCGGCCGAGGGCGGGCTTGTCACGCATGCGGAACTAATCCAGGCGGTTTGGGGCAATGCCAGCGATGGAGGGCCAGAACACATTCGGACCTGCCTGCGCTTGCTGGTGAGGAAATTGCGCAGGATGGGGTTTCCGATTATAAGCGTCACGCACAGGGGATATTATTTCGCCCCGTCCTACATCGATGTCGAAACCCGAGAAAGGGAGCTGCAATATGGTCGAACAAGCGACACCAGCCGACGCCCAGACCGAACAACCGGCCGCGAGCGAGCCCGCGCCGACGCCGGAAGCGACTCACCAGATCGTCAGCAACGTGCGCGTCAAGGTGGTCAACCGCATCGCCGAAAAGATGCGCGTGGCCTTCGGCAATCAGGCACAGCGCATTGCCGAGCTTGAAGCCATCACGGAATGGCAGAACGACAAGATCAACGAGCTGATCAAGCAGAACGCGCAGCTCCGCGCCGCGGCGAAGCAACCCGCGGCGTAAGCCGAAACTCGAATCTCCAAATTTTTTGGGATCGGCGAGGGTCCAAATTAGGCCCCGCCGATCTCCCCATCCCCAGGATCAGGCCGCTTTGCATCGTCCGCCGACCGCGCGGGCGCGATTATGTCGCACGCGAGTGAATGTCGCAGTGCGATATCGCGGCGCAATAAGCGCGCGCGGCCGCGTTTTTAGCGTTTTGGTTCAAGCATTTGCAATGCTTCACCAGCCCGCGCCCGTACACGTTGGCGCCATAGCAGCAATTCGACGGCGGCCCGCACCGGGCCGGGGATTGCGCGCGTGCCGCCGGCCCAATGCCGGACGGTGCGCGGCGCGCAATAGAGCGCACGGGCAAGCGCCGTCTGCCAGTCCTGCCCGTACAGCGTGACGCCAGCGGCGCGCAAGTCTGCGGGAGTCATAGCGGCAGGAACGGCGCCCGCCGTTGGCGCGATATCGCGGCGATTGTCGGCGCTAGGTTGCCCCGTGGCGCGGTGTTGGCGCCGGCCCATGCGGTTCCCCTCTCAGACGTTGGCACACAATCGAGGGGCCGGCGCCCGGCCCCTCTCAGTGGGTCAATTCGACAAGGTGCGCCCGTCAGCGCACTTTATCTCATAAGAGAATGGGAACTCCGACACCGCGTCTAGCAGCGCGGACAGAGTTTCACCAGCGAGCGGCTTGCGCCAGCCAAAGCAATGGCGCCCGGTGTGCTCATAGAAAAGCCAGTTATCGATAAGAGCCGGGAAGCGGTCAAGAATCCAAGTCGCCGCGCGCCGTTTCTCTTCTGCGCTCGCAATCGTCTTTTTGTAGTCGCTTTCCACGCGCGCGCGTGCGGCGGCAATGCGCGCCTTGCCGCGTTCCGTGACTCCGTGCAATTGCGCGTCACGATATAGCGGCAATAGGTGCGCGCGTTCCGGTTCCGTGAGTGGCGCGCGGTCGCGCGTATCATCGATTGGCAGCATGCGGGTAAGGTGAAGGTCGTTTTCCGCCAGATATTCCGAATCCAAGCAATGGGGGCAAAACACGTAACCCTTTTGCGCCGGTTCCTGCCGCCCGCAATAACCGCATTTCACGGTGTTGCGGCGTATCTCCCGCATTTCGGCGGTTTGCTCCAGCCAATGCCCGCGCTTAATCCCGCGCGGCGCACCAATGTTGGAAATGGCGTCAAGCGCCCAATCGAAAACGCGCAAGCCTTTTTCCGTGACACCTGGAATCGGCGCGGTGTTCCATTGGTTGTCAAAAAGATGTTTCGTTTCTAACTCAATTTCGCGCCCGTCAACGTCGGGCATGTAGTGCGAACCGTTGCCGTGCGATTCAAAACAGCGCAAGCCTAGCGCGGTCAGCTTGTCGCGTAATTCGGCATATGCCGCCGCGCCGTCCTTAGTTCTGATATCGAAATTGTATGAGTGAATGACGGTTTTCATGGTTTGGGTATCCCTTGGTTATGGTGAAAACGTAGCGGAGTTAGGCCGCGCGCGACAAGCCAGCGACTAGCGCATGATCAGGGTGGATATCCGCGCCGCGCCATAGCGCGCGTTCGCTCATGTCGATACTGGCCAGCACGCGCGCCGACTCAATGGGCGGCACCATGTCGGCATAGCGCGGCGACAACAGCTTGACCATGCGGCCGGCCGCGTTGCGCCGCCAAACGTAGTCGACGTCTGGCTCGCGTTCTGGCGCGGGGTGCGCCGCATAATAGGCGTCAATCAAATCAGACTGACCCGAGTCCCTAAGCCGCGCTATTTCCGCGCCATGAGTGGCAAGCCATCGCTGATAGGCCATGCCCGCCATGTCATGCGCGCGAAACTGCCGCGCCAAATTGCTGGCGCGCGCGGTTGCAACGTCGTCGGCGCCGTTCTCGGGGATTGAGACTGTCAACGTGATGATATGCGAGTCAACGAACGTCACAGAGACAGGCACCCATCGCGATTTGCCTTTGCGCGCTTTTGGCGCCTTGGGTTTCGGCATGAGCAAATCCACCAGCGCGCGCCAATCGTCGGCGCTATTGGTGGCAGCGGCGCCCGCATAGAGGGCATTGATTTTATCTTGCAACCTTGACATGGTAACCGACTCCTCTTTTCCATGGTGGATTTGTGGGGGTAGCGGCGCGCGTTGTCCTGGCCGATACGCGCGCCGTTTTTTATGCGATTCCCAAGCGCCGATTGATGCGCGCCCGTGTCTCGCGTTGTTTGAGATAGCGGCGCCACGCCAGCATGGCGAACACCGCAACCTCTACAGTTTTGCCGACGATGTAGCCGGCGGTAATAATATCGATCATGGCGCAACCCTCATTCTGATGGAATGAACGCGCGCCATATGGCGCCGCGCTTCTGCGATTGCCTGCTGCACCATGTCGGGGAAGTAGTGGCAATGCCAC